CACGTGCCTCATGTAACTTAGATTCCCATGCTTCGTTAAGAGCCTGGCCTACATCTTCGTTAATAAGTCCACTTTCAAGTAATGGCTTGATAGCATCAAACATGCTGTTTCCCCTTTATTTAATTTTGAGATCATTGATGAGGCGCATTACTTCCTCTTTCAAGTATTTCTCTACTTTCTTGTTGCCCTGAGCATCTTTTGCTAAATCCAACAATTTATGACCATGACGCATATTCATCATACCTTCATAGATTGCTTTAGGATACGCATTAGGTGCGCTTGGTTGTGCAACAATGTCCACGGTGACTATTTCAAAGTCACTTACTTTGCCGTTCATGTCGTCCACGTTACCGCTACCACGACTTGAAACGCCGAGTTTCACCCCACTCTCCAACATAGTAGCAACTAGTTGCCCCATTGGAGTTGGTAAAATCTTTAACTTGCCGAACCCATTAGCCCCGTCCATCCACATTGTAGTAATCATGTGTGATACACGGTCTAGGTTGATCTTTAAGTCATCTGGGTGATCTACTTCACCTAATACAGAATGACCTTCTGTAATCTGTTCGTTCAATGTTTGTACAGCAGATTCGATTTCAGAAACAGGGTAAACACGCTCATTGGCGTTCTTTACCCCACCCTGAATGAAGATACCTTTCATATAAAGGTTCTTCTTATCGCCTTCACTTACGCTTTCAACAACCATGCTTGCGCGGTCGAAAGTTAAGTGTTCCTTGAGATACAAAGCCATTGCTCCAAGATTCCTTTTATAGTTTACGCTTTACTGGCTTGCGTGATTCAATAACGCTCTTGCTATTAGAACCATTATCACCTGCTTTTGGCTTTGGTGCAGCTTCTAAATCAGCATTGTTTTGTGCTGGAGCATTTTTCCACTTAGTAGCGTCTTTTACTTGAGTTTCACCCTTTGAGTAGAAGTTGCTAGGTCCTTTAGGACTTGTAGGAACTGACTCGCTAGCGCCACTGAACTTTACTGGACGACTGTCCATTCCAGCTTGTCCACTGTTTTGTAAACTTGTACTTTTTGTGTTTTGACCATTGTCACCGTGAGTTACAGAAACTTTCTTTAGTGTGATAGCTTCCATCATAGCAGCTTCTTCATCACCTGCTGCCATCTCATCGTCAGCAGCACCCATTTCTTCGTCACCCATAGCCATTTCGTCATCAGCCATTTCATCATCAGCATTGCCCATGATTTGTTCGAATTCAGCCATCAATTGGTCTAATTTATCTTCAATGCTTACTAGACGATCTTCTTCACCTTCAATTTCTTCACCGTCATCGCCGGCTTCAATATCAATGATATCTTCGTCACCTTCGTCATCAAAATCAATTTCTTCATCTTCTTCTTCGGTCATGCCTTCTTCTTCAGCAGAGATTTCATCCATCATCTGACCTACTTGACCCCCTGGATTCATTCCTTCATCCATCTCATCATTCATTATATCTTCATAGATTTCGCGGCTTTTTTCAACTACGATATCATGGAATAATGCACGGGCTTGTTCTTCGTTCTCATTGATAATTAAATCAATTAGTTGTTCAAATTTTCTGTTATCCATTGTATGTTTCTCCTAAGTAATGGCTTTGTAGAGTTATTTAGTGGGTATTCACCAAACATGCTCAATAAGATAGTATTTTTTACGTTTTGAGGAGAAATATAGAGATTTAGACTGAAGGAGTCTCAGCATCTGGCTTTGCGCCATACTGCTCATGTACTTTTTTTATGTACTTTGCTTTTTCAAAATTTCGAACATCTAACATTTTTCTAAGTTTGCGTATCTGTTTTAATGTTAATTTTGTTTTGCGACTTTCTTTCCACTTTGGTTTGCTGTTGTCCGCAGCAACATCTTGATAACCTTCTACGGCAGGATTAAACATTTCAAAAAGTTTCATAGAATAGTATTTATCTTACATTGCGTTACCAGCTGGCGCCGGCGTTCCACCAGGCATGTTGCCAGCATCAGTTACTGCACCAGCTACTTCAGGTCCAGTTTCTGCACCCTCTTCTGGTGCATTTTCTATGCTGTCAGCAGTTTCTAAGTCAGTGTCAATGTCACCGGCGCTAACGCCAATATTACGAAGGTCGCTACTTGATGGTTCAACATCATCATCTTTACCGTTTTCTTCACGCCACATTTTTTCATTCTTATTGATTTCTTCTTCACTTAAACCTAAGAATCTTTCTAATGCAAAACGCTTACTCATATAAGGGAACGCTTCCATTGCTTGGAATGTGCTAACACGGGCTGTATCTAACTCACTTTGACGATAAGCAGCAAAGTTTTGTGGTGGATTAAACTCTAATGTAAACAACCCACTGTCAATGTTAAAGCCTCTCCAACGCAAGAATAACTTGAATTCTTCATCCAATTTGTTACTCATGTACTTCTGTAGTCGTTCGCAATATTGATTGAAACGGAACTCTTGAATCATAGCTGTGCCAACACGACCATCACTTAATGGGGTAGTATTGTCATCAGGGCCAGTGGGTAAGTATGAACTTGGAACACGTAAGCCACGTGCTAATCTGTTGTTAAAGTATTTCAAGTCATCAATTTCACCAAGATTTTGTCCACCGGGTAATACTTCAACTGACGAACCACGACCGTCAGCAGTGACTGGGAAGAAGTAATCTTCGTTCATACTCAATGGATTATATGTAGCATCAACAATTGCGGAACCACCATGAACTGATGGAATACGTCTTTGATGTATCTCATTCTTAATACGTTCAACAAAAGCCATAGCCAAATGACTTGGCATGTTACCAACGTCAATCTTAAACATTCTACGCTCTGGCGCACGTTGCACACGATAGATAAGAACCGCATCTTCAAGCAATTCTTTTTGCTTATAAACTTTGAAAATATTTTCTAAAATAGATTGTCCAAACGGCCAGAATCTATCTAATCCTTCAGTTAAACTCAAGTGAACGATGTGTTTAGAATCAATCGCCGATTCGCTTTGGCCCAATGTAAAACGACTACCAGTAGTGTTGTAGGGCATACTTGGAACAGTGTATCCGCCGCCGGCGCCGCCTCCACCTGTTCCTCCCATACCAGTTGCTGGGTTAGCAGCAAAGTCTGTATTTGTTTTAGTCGCAACCGTAAGATTCTGTAAGTTTATGTTTATGTCTTTGATAACATATTGCTCAGGCTTCTTGCCTTCACTTTCGTTAACAATAACTTTGATAACTTTTGTATTGTCAATCCAGTATAGCTTGAAGTTTTCTGGATCACGAACAAAAACTTGATCTCCGTACTTGATAGTATTACGGAAAATTTTGAATGTTCTTGTTCCAAATTCGTTTAGTTTACACCATTGTTGTAATTGTGTTTTAAGCAATTCTACTTCGTGAGGAGTTGGATCCTCAGTGAATGCTAAGTTAAATGGTGTATCGTTATGTTCGTTTTTCTGTGTACTAAACTCTGAGATGATATCTAAACATGCGTTAATTTCAGCATCAACATCCATCATTTCATATTGATTATATCTTTCAATACGATTAGGGTGACCAGTATAGACTTCTGGAAGTCTACTCATGTAGTTTTTATAACCCATCTCGGTGTTGTTCCAGCCTCCTGTTTCAGAACCATTTTGTCCTGGACTGCCGTTCCATGCACCGGAATTGCTATTTCCACCACCTATTGGGCTGGAGATACCACTTTTATTCGTAAAACGTTTTTTGTAGGTCATAATATTATCTAGTATTTAGTGTTAAACCATAGAATACTTTAATATTTTATCAGTCAAGTCGTTTCCATCTCTAAGTGCAGATATCATAGTATTAAATTTATCTTCCATCATTTGATGTATCTCAGCTAAAACATCAACTGTACCGTCAGATTTTGTTTGACCAACAGTTGGTGCCGGAGTATTTGCAAGTTGATCTAATATTGAATTTGGTGTTAATCGTTTTATAAGTTCAGTTCCATGCAATTGAGCAGAATAACCAGATTCTGGTCCTTTTGCAATACCTTCTAATGATGCGCTAACTACTTGTCCTTCTTTAAATCCTTCCCATACTCTTTGTTTTGTAACCATTGCTTTTAGCTGAGTATCAGTTAAGTCACCTATAATTGTATCAACACCAACCCCAGCAGCTTTCGCTATATCTTTTGCGTAGGTTGTACCTAAATTTTTATCTTTATTACCGTTAGTCCACTGAGATACCCCATGATCAATGTCTAAACCTATATACATAGGACGACGCCATTGAGCCATCTTCAAATTATCACCGGCTTCTAATGAAGGCATAATAGCAATACCAGTGCTCCTTTGTTGGGCATCACCGTCAAGTTTTTTCCATGTTCCTATTGCACCATATTTTTTAGCTAAATCAGAGTATGAATTATTGCCCGGATTATTAGTTCTCCAAGAAACTGTTCCACCTTTTTTAATTTTATCTCCTATTCTGACTTCATTCCCCATTTGTACAAGACTGTCCCCTGAGGCTGCAGCGGGTTTAGCTGGCGTTGCTGCTTGTACGGTTTCTGTTCCCATAGCACCCGGTGAAGCTGACGGAACTGCTTCACTAGAACTACCTTTCCCGCCACCTCCTCCTGATGGTGCTCCGCCACCTCCACCGCCTCCTGCCGGTGCTGCTGCCGGTGCTCCACCACCTCCACCGCCTCCTGCCGGTGCTGCTGCCGGTGCTCCACCACCTCTTCCGCCGCCGGCTGATGCTGCTGGTGAAGCTCCGCCACCTCTTCCGCCGCCGGCTGATGCTGTTTTTCCACCACCACCGCCACCTCCACCGCTGAAGGCGCTAGTAACTCCGCCCCAAGCACTTGATGCTGCACCTGCAACAGATGACGCTGCACTTTTAACTGTATCTACTGCTTTACCGCCTACTTCTTTGGCTTTGTCTATGGTTTCACCAACACCAGGAATCATCTTTATTAAATTCTTAATTGCTGTAATCATACCATTTACAACATCTTCAAGTGATTTACCAAAATCTTTTCCAATTTTAGAGAACGTTGCACCAATTTCAGAAGTCATACTCTTAGTATTGGTCCACATATCGTCAAAGGCTTTTTTAGTTATTTCCCAATTTTTCTGATCTTGTTCACCACCAATGCCATATTTGTCCCACCATGGTGCAAATTCTTTTCCAGCACTATCCCACATGTTGTTAAACAATTCTTTGGTGATTCTCCAATTTTCTTGATCTTGTTCTCCGCCGGGCCCGTATTTTGCCCACCAGCCTTTACCAAACATACTATCTGCAACATTACCTACCCACTCATCAACACCTTTTATAAAACTTTTTACACCTTCAGCAAATCCTGAAACAATGTTAGCTGCATCATCCACTCCTGGAGCCTTTAATGTACCTTCTCTAAGCCCTTTGTCTGTTTTTAACATTGTTTCTTGCTGCGCTATACGGGCCTTTGTAGCTGCTTCAGCATCCGCTGCCGGCTTACGTTGTGACGCAGCATATTCTTCAGGTGTCATTGAACCTTGTGCTGCGGCTGTTTTTATTTTATCTTGAGATTTACTAAGGTCAATTAGAGTACCCAAATCACCTTCACCCATCGTTTGGCCTGCTACACCACCGGTAAGTTTAGTAGTACCCAAATATTGTTTATTTTGTTTCATTAAGCCTGAAACAGCAGCTTGAGTTCTATCTACATTACTGCCTTGACCAGACTTTATCATTTCAAGAGTGCCACCGGCACCACTCATAGCTTGATATATTCTAGCAGTTTCAGCGTCAACTGGACCGCCACCCGCTGCTGATAATTTTGCAAGAGCAGAACCTTCAGCTTTTAATCCTGCAGCCATTAATGCGCTAGATGTTTCGAACGCACGAGTCAATTCTGCAAGTTTATCAGTATCCCCTGCCTCTTCAGCTTCAAGCATTGCGGCACGTAATTGATTCATTGACAATATAGCTTTTCTAGCATCTTCTTGTTCTTTTCTTGATGCTCCGGTTAACACTGCCATTTTGTCAAGTTCTAGTACATAATTTGCTGCTGCTTTTGCTTGGTCTCCGCTAGCTTTTGCACCTAATTTAGATTGTTGGGACATAAACTGAGCCATATGTTCCATTTGCTGCTCTTGATTTATGCCCATTGCTCGCAACTGACCGCCCAATTCTGAGTTTATCAAATTGCCTGCATTTTCAGTAAATTGTTTGGCTCCGTCTACTAAACCGGCTCCAAACAATTTCATATCTTTTTGATTTGCTTGTAATACTTTGTTTAGTTTTTCAAATTGACTTACAGTAAAACCTACTTTTTGCAAGTCATCAAACATTCCTTGTAGTCCACGTGAACCTACTAATGCAGAATCAGATAATTTTTCATAGCCTTCGTACAAAGCCTTATTTTGTTTGCCTAAATCTTCATCACGCTTCTTTTGATATTCTATTGATTTTTTTACTTGTTCTTGTTCACGACCTTTAAACCAAATAAACGCACCAGCAGCCGCAACTACGGCACCTACAATCCAACCAATTGGGCCAGACAGTGCAGCCAATGCTATTTCAAGTAATGCTGCTGCACCTCCTGCTGCTCCTACTGCTATACTAGTTGCAAAAGCAGCAGCACCCAAAATAACCATCTCTCCGCCTAAACTTTTCAGAGATTCGCCTAAATTACCATGTGCATCTGCTTCAGCTTGCATCTGCTCGCGGCGTGCAATACCCATAGTAACTTCATCATTTGCGCCTGCAAGCAATGCATCTTCATATGCAATCAAGCCTCTATAAGCAGCATCAATGCTACCAATTAATCGGTCCATTGCAAATTTTACTGCCATAACTCCTAACTTCTTTGGCAGATCCATTAATGAATTAGCTGAACCAACTATTGCTTGTTCATGTTTTTTAATTGCTGCTTCTTCACGTTGAACCATATTCAATCGTAAAAGGTCAGCTTTATTCATTCTAACGGTTAGATCAACAAGTTTATTATTTTCATCAATAACCCTGTTCATACTTGCCAGCTGAGATTCTAGCAAATTAGCAGAAGCCAATCTAGCTTTTTCTTCTTTTTGTTGTGCTTCTGAAAGTTTTTTCCAACCCGGTATGGCTTCTGCCATTATTTTGTTAGTTTCTTCGTCTAACTTTTGACGTTTTTTAAGTTGTTCTTCAGATTTTTTACGGGTAGTATATAACTCTTTTTCGACTCCGGTAGTTTCTTTTAATACTAAACCTAACTTATCAAATTCTTTTTCAACATCTCGTTGTATTTTAACTGAGTCTTGAAAACTTTCAGTAGCAAGGTCAGTTTCCCCGCGCATTCTTCCTATGGAATCCGCGGCTGAATCCGCACTTATATTCAATGCTTCAAGCAATTTTTGTACGTCAATTTCATTGGTCATTTAATTTTTATCCGTAATTTTTGACTATAAATAGTTCACACATGTATTTAGTGTTTATAAAATACATTATTTTGGAGAATTATTAATGAACAACCCCCTAAGACAGTATTTCCGCAGACCCGCATTGCATCTAAGTTTACCTAGTAAAGGTCAATATTACCCTGAAGGGTCAATTGATATGCCTGAAACTGGTGAACTTCCTATATACCCAATGACAGCTATAGACGAAATCACTGGCAAAACCCCAGATGCATTATTTAACGGTAGTGCGGTTGTTGATATAATTAAAAGTTGTGTTCCGGCAATAAAAGACCCATGGGCGATTCCTAGCATGGATTTGGATGCTATATTAATTGCTATACGTTCAGCAACTAATGGGAATGATTTAGATATTTCTTCAACTTGTCCGTCGTGTGAAAACGAAGGAGAGTATAAAATAAATTTATCTTACTTACTAACTACGATAAAATCTGACAATTATGATAATATATTACATATTGGTGAATTACAAGTAAAATTTAAACCTCTTTCATACAAAGAAGTAAATGACGGCAACATGGGTCAATTTCTAATGCAACGTAGGATTAGAGAAATGCAAGCTATGGATGATACAGATGAAGCAGCTAGAAATAAAAAATCCAGCGAACTTATGAAAGACATACAAAAAATAAATGCTGAATTGGTTTGTAACACAGTTGAATCAATAAGTGTAGAATCAATGGTAGTAACAAATAGAGAACATCTAACAGAATTTATAGAAAAATGTGATAAAAATACATATGAAGCTATCAGAACTCATGTGACTACAATCAGAACAAATTCAACGATTAAACCTCAACAAATAAAATGTGTTAATTGTTCACATGAATATAAGCAAGAATTAGCACTTAATATATCAGATTTTTTCGGTTAAGGCTTCTATCCTTAACCCCTGAAAAGGTTCAGAAGCTGTTAGATCAAATGGAAAAAGATTCAAAAGAAATCAAGAATACTGCATTGAAGTTTTCTTGGTACATGCGGGGAGGGGTATCATATGAAGATGTACTCAACATGTCCGACGATGAAAGAATTATGATTGGTAAAATAATTGATGACAACTTAGAAACAACTAAGAAATCTCAATTGCCATTCTTTTAAAATGAAAAATGATTTCAATGTCCCAATAACTTATTTTGGCGGGACAGGAGGACATTTTTTAATATCTTTTTTAAATGCAGCATATTTAAATGACCATATTGTATTTAAATACAGTAAATTTGGAAACGCACATGATACTGGCTATGCAGCCGTAGTAGGTGGTGGATTAGGCTCAACCGCACCTAACGTTGATTACAAAATAAAAACGTTATTAGAACATTTACATACTAGAAAATTTATAGGTGTACATGTTATAGAATACCATAAATTAGTTGATATTTTCAATCAAGTTATAAAAATAACATATGAACAATCGGATATTGAAGAAATATCAAAAATATTTGTGTTAAAGTATAGTAACGGTTTCACTAGAGATTATGATGACCTAATAATCGATTCAATAAAAAAAGGAATTAAGTTTCTACCAACGTTTTCAACAAGCTATGAAAAATCAGTAACATGCATAGCATGGGCAGAACTATTTAAAAAAGATCCTAAACTGTTAATAGATAAGTTGTCGCAGGCGTTTAATATACCTGTGGAGAATTTTAATGTATCTAATTTAATAGAATGGAGAAAGATAACGAATACTACTTTGGCTTCATATCCGTAATTATTCATTTATCTAACTTTGGGTGTTTGATTAAGAGATGAACTTCGTTCATCTAAGACCTCACTTCGTTCGGTCTTATTTTTCTACAATTCTATATTCTCAAAAACTTTATTATATCGGGTATATATTGCCGCTTTGAAGCCATGGTAGTGCAAATTTGCACTACCAATGGAAACTTGCCATGCCCGTCATCCTTTGCCATCTATTCCCCGCATAATTGCCTTTTTCTGACATTATACGCAACCGGTTGTCCTGTAGTGTTTTTGGGACTGTAGTGAAGCTACCAATGTCTTTCAATTGATTCTTCGACAACGCATGTTCTATATCCGCAAGATAGAGTTGGATATAGACTCATTGAAGGTTCGCTTTGACGAGAGCCTTCTCGGTTTTCCTTACCATTACTGATAAGCATACTCCAGATCCGTCAGCACAGCACAATCTGTACAAACTCAAGGAGGACTCACAACTGAGCCAACAAATTTTTAAACGTTTTAAACGTCAATAGTTAAGATTGTATTTTGTTTTGACTTGGTGTCTGTTGAACAATATGATTTTAATACTGGTATATTATGTAAGAAGAAACTATCAAATTCGAAAATCATCCAGTCTCCGTGTTTTTGAGAGGTGTAGTAAGTGAAATTATCCGCAACCCATGTTAGTTTGCTTTGTACACAAACATATCTGCCTTTACGATTAAACTTCATAAAAAGAATGTTCACATCGTTTGGGTCAGCAACATCCATAAGTTGCGCTAGCCAACCATCTAATACTTTACACTCTCCGGTTAGTATTAAATGAAACGGAAAATCTGCATAGAACTTACATTCAACATTCATTTTACTGAATGATTGACCGGGTACAATATCACCTTTGAACGAACGAATCTGTCCTTCGTGTAATACTTCTGTTCTACTTTGATTCTTCCCGCCCACATAAGCACCAGACCCAGGAGCACGAATAAAACTCTCGCCGTAAGTATCGGATAGATATTTAGCGATTTCTCTTTCGAAACCTGAACCTTTGTTTTTCTGTGGACTTGACATAATCATACTTATCGTTATTTCTTCGCCGTAAATTATTCTATGTCTACTGCTGTGTTATAGCTAGTAAACCCATTTTCTTTGATAACTTTTAGTACATTTGGAACTCGTCCTGCTAATTCTTCACGATGACTGACAAGCCAAATAGATTTCTTCCTACGACGGCTCATGTCTTTAAGAATAGCAATAGCATTCTCAACACCCATCGTGTCCAATCCACTATCAATCAATTCATCAATAAACAATGTATTGATTGGGCTGTATAAATTTTCCCAAACATCACGGAAAGCAAAACTCAATCCTAAAATCAATCTATTGCGTTCACCGCGGCTTAGATTGTCAAAATCAAGTTCTCGTCCTAATTCTGTAATCTCAACTTGTAAATCATTTTTGAATATGACATTATGTGGCAAACCAATCTTGTCTAAGTAATGCGTCAGTCTACCATTCAAGTATGATAGATTCTGATCAATAATCTTTTTACGCACAAAACTATCTTTGCTAGTCAATAAGTCAAGCAAGAACTTTTGATGTTCCATTGTTCTAGTCAATTTGTTAATCTTATCAAAGTTAATCTCTTGTAATGCTTTATTCTCCATCTCAGATATTTGTTCGCTGTATGGATCAACTTCTTGTGTCTTGTTCTCAATTTGAGTAATTAAGTTTTCAAGTTGGCTATTGTGCTTAATCGCTTGTGCTTCTGTATCGTAGTGTGTACTAGGCATTAATCCTAACTCACCCAAATCTTTTACTGCTTGAATGTGTTCTAGCTGTTGAGTATTAGTAGCTAAAGCCTGTAAGGCTGCTTCTTGTAGTGCTTTTACCTTCTCATTCAATACACTTTCATGTTTCGTATCGTGAAATTCTTGACCGCAAGCATAGCAAGTATGATTTTTTAAATCATCAATTTCTTTTGTTAGTTTGTTGACTATTTTTGATTCTTTGGCTTCATCAGCTACACAACGGGCAATTAGCTTGTTGAGGTCATCAATAGACTTACGCTTTTCGTTGTATGTGGTTAAGTTTTTATGAGCCTGTAACTCTGCTGCGATATCGATAGTAATCAACCGTTGATAATCAATAGCAAGACGCTCTAAATCCTCATCGTGCTTCATCTTCCACAATTTTTGTCTACGCTTAGTAGATTCAATTTGTTCTTTTACACGCTTATTGGCTTCTTCAATAGCTTTTACATTAAATTCTTCTTGCTGTATACCATCTTTGGTATCTTTCAGCATACCTTTAATAACTTCTGCTTTCTCTGAAAGCAATGTGATACCCAATAATTGTTCAATAATATCACGTTGTTCATTATTTTTAAGTGCAAGAAATGGTTCAGAGTAAGTATTGAGTGCTACGATATGCTTAAACATATCACTACTCATGTGAATCACCTTTTCAATGGCAGCTTGTGTTTCTTTGTTCTCACCTTGTGCGTCATCCATTCCTTTTTGTAATGAATTATTAACATAGAATCGTAACACATTTGGCTTACGACCACGCTCAATCTTATACTCAATGCCCTCAACACTAAACTCTAATGTTACCATCATGTTTTTAGCATTGGTACGATTGACTAAGTTATCTTTGCGAATGCTATTGATGGGTACACCAAACAATGCGTAGGATAACCCTTGAATCAATGTAGTCTTTCCAGTGCCATTACGAGCGCCATCACCACCTAAGTCTAAGTTCTCACCTAGAATAAGTGTTAGTTCTTGTCTATCAAAGTTTACTGCTTGTGTTACTTGACCAATTGATAAAAAGTTTCGCAATGTTATATTCTTAAGTGTGATCATAGGTTGTTATAGATGTCCAATAGTATTTTCTTATCAAAACTGTTACTCTCAATGCTATTGATTTGGTCAATAATGATTTGGTCTACTGATTCAAACTTCAAGTCACCACGACCTTCTTGTTCAACCTGGTCTACTTTCATCGGTATCAATGCCATCTCTCTTAGTTTGTGTTCTGGTATTAATGTTTCACGGATGAAATTAGCTTCTTCATAACTAATATCAATATCAAGATGTACTCTAACATGGCTATCAATCAATAGCAAACCCTCTGGGTTTTCAAGCACATCACTTAGTTTATAGACACGGAACAATGGTTGACGAGGCCAACTATGAAAGACTGGGTCTTGTCCCCATTCTAATATCATCATGCCACGTGCATCGTCCCCTGCGTCAGCATAGTTATGGGGGAAAGCATTACCAATATACCAGACATTAGCTTTGCTTTGTCGTTTATGAAAATGTCCACTGAATACTTTATCAAAACTTTTCATATGGTCAGTATTAATCTCACCATGATCGGGCATCTCTACCATAGCATTCATATAGAAGCGAGGCAATTCAAAATGACCAAACAAGTATTTCCCACTTAGTTTCTGAACCTTCTTGTAATCATCTTGTACTAACCAAGGTGCAATGACTACATCTCCTTGGCTGAAGAAGTCGTTGACGATTTGTACGTTTGGTAAATGTTTAGCCCACTCAACACTATGAATGTCCCTGCGGTCACGATAATAAAGATCGTGATTGCCCGGTATAAAATATACCCTATCAAAGTTATCATTTAATTTCTCCAATGCTTGTAATCCAAACTGTAGTGTATGGATGTTGATACTTGCTCTATGATGATTGTAATCACCCAAGAAGAAACAAGTTTCACATCCCTCACTCTTTGCTTTTTTAATAAACCAATCTACAAAATTATTGCAGTCTTGATTATGTTGCAGGCTATTTGACTTAAGGCCAAAGTGAATATCTGTAAACACCGCGGCTTTTTTAAAAAGGTTACTCATCTGATTAGTATATAGTAAATGCCATTGACTAGCAATGGCATTGGTAAAATTATTCTTCGTAAACAACCGAACTCATTCCAGAACCTAACCCTTGACGAGTCCAGCTTGGGTTAAGCCCATTTATCTCTAAGATATCGTCACGGATGTTTTGATTACGCTTTTCTGTGTTTAATACACGACAGAAACTATTAGTAATTGCTGCGGTATAGTATGCGAATGGGTTAGCACTTTTGGCTTCGTTGAATCGTAGTCCAACGTATGTGAGTTGTAGAATAGCACTGTTACGCATTTCATCATTATATGTATATCCACGCCAATTATATTTCATGGCATATTTTTCGCACATCATAATGTACATACGGGCTAGTTTGTTTGTTACTTGACCATGATCCTTACTGAATTCTCCAGACTTTAGATCACCTTTCCAATGACTTTTACCCACGCAATAGAAAGTATTATTTTTATCTAGTTTATAGTGTTGGAATGGGGGGAAGTTTACCTTAACATGAACCATGTCATCTACTTCTGCTTTGGTCGTCACATCTTCCAAATCAGCAAAAATCTCATCTGGATCGGTTTCATCAAATTCAAAAATATCTTTTGCTGTTTTCTTTTTAACTGTTTTGCGGGGAACTTTTGGGGCGACTGGGACATGATCCCAATTCATTACTCTAAATACTAAATCTGTCACTGGAATAGATTCTGGATCAACTGAATCTTTAGCCCCTGCTTCTATACCTAACCTACTTGCCCTAGTTTCTTTTGCTTGTTGAATGGATTCTGGTTTAAATGCATATTCTAAACTATCCTCAATTGAAGATTGGGGCATATCAACTATAAAATCGTATCTATGATATTCTGGTTTGGCAAAATGACAATATGCGTTTTTACTTTCGTGTATCTCTTTTAGTATATCTTTGTTGTTTAAATAGTTGACAGGTTTTCTTGAGGGTAATGACATAGTTCTCCTTGTTTTAGTTATGCTTGACTGATTATAGCATAATGGTTGCAGAAATGCAACATATTTTTAGCAGAAAAGGTAAAAATAGCGTATTATATTTATGCTAAATAGTGTATAAGGATAAGAATAATATGCCATTTTATACCCCCACAGACCTAACTAGTAATGCGTATGTTGCTTCTATGGGCCCTCAGGCAAAAGATTCTGCACTAGCTTGGTCTAAACAAGCACTTGATTTACAACAAAGTAAATTAGCTGAAAAACAAGCACAAGTAGATGCAGCAGCAGCAGCACTAGCGCAAGCACCAACTAGGCAACAAGTTAATGCAGCAAAAGCGGCAGCAGCAGACCCAACTCTTACAGCAGAACAAAGAGCGGCCGCAGCAGCACAAGCAACTGCACTTGATAATCAACGCACTGATGCACTTATTACTAAAGGTGAAGCAGACTTAGCTGTTGCAAATCAAGCCAAAGTTGTTGAAGAAACTCAAACTGGAATATCTAATCTACAACAAGCAGGAGCTGTACCTAATCCTGCAATTCAATCATCAACTTCTTCTACCGGTGCACCAATCGCTAAAGCAGTTCCTGAACAAGTATTAGAACCAACTAATTCTAATAGTACCGGTTTACCTGTAGTTGCAGAAGATGGCACTGTAAATAAAAATATTAAGATAAATCCAGAAACAGGTGAATTATACACACCCGCGGCTGCTACTGCAGCCGATGAAATACCAAAACAACAAATAAATCCAGAAACAGGTGAATTATATACTCCGTTGACTTCGGCTAATCTTACTCCACAAGAACAAAAAATTATTGAAAATACGAGAGGGATAGATGTAGTTGCAGAAGATGGCACTGTAAATAAAAATATTAAGATAAATCCAGAAACAGGTGAATTGTATACAACTGAATTTGATGCTCAAGAAGCTGCTAATGCCAACGAGAGTGCAGCAGAAACAGCAAGATTAAATCAAAATAGTGTACCTGGATTATCTGCTTCAAAATTAAATACGCAATCACAAGCAACGCAACAAGACTCAGCTAACTTTAAAGCAAAAGAAGATTGGCGAGTAAGATTAAGTTTAGCACCGGGCGCTGATTATTTGTATGCGGCAAACCCTGCAGGCATCTTAGCACCATTGTCTGCAACTAACGGAATCATCTTCCCTTATACTCCTGCTATCTCAGTAAGTTATGCTGCCACATATGATCCAACTGAGTTGACACATACTAATTATAAATTCTTTACTTATAAAGGAAGTAATGTAGATTCTATCACAATATCATGTGATTTTACTGCACAAGATGTATTTGAAGCGAATTATTTGTTAGCAGTAATACATTTCTTTAGGTCTATAACAAAAATGTTTTACGGTCAAGATCCTGGACCAGTGCCCGGAACTCCCCCTCCGTTATGTTATTTGTCAGGACTGGGTGCATTTCAATTTGATGCCCATCCATTAGCAATAACCGCATTTACTTATAATTTACCCACAGACGTAGACTACATACGAGCAGGCACAAATGCAACATTTCCCGGTGTCAACAGAGCAGCAGCAGTACCAAAAAGTACTAATCAAGGTAAACCGGGTGAAACACGAATGGCAAATAATGGTGTTCAAGCCGGTGCTATAGCCGCTCCTCCTAATTTTTCAGGAGCATATGCAGGATCAAGAGAACCTACTTATGTTCCTACTAAAATAAATCTAAGTATATCTGCTGTACCAATTGTAACTAGAAATGACATTAGTAATAACTTTAGTCTAAAGCAATACGCAACCGGTGCATTGTTGAGGGGAACGACTAGACAAGGTTCAGGCGGGGGAATTTGGTAATGGCAAATAATAACATATATCCAGCATCAAGTCCGTATTTCAATACGGGTGTGGTAAACAATCAATTTTTAGATGTAATGATTAACAGACAGGTTCCTATGCAACCTTCTGACATTTATTGGGAAATAACACAAGTGTATGAGTATAGACCTGACTTATTAGCATATGACTTGTATACTAATAGTAGGTTGTGGTGGGTTTTTGCAAGTAGAAATCCAAACAGATTAAAAGACCCATACTTTGATTTTGTAGCAGGAGTAGGTATATATTTGCCTAAATTAGATTTATTAAAACAAGTGCTGGGGATATAAATGGCTTTATCATGGCAAGAACTGGATGCACTTCAAACCAGAATAAAAAACACAGAGCGAGCCGTATTTCTTTGTCAACTTAGGGTAGATGCAGCTAAAAATTTGAATCCACCGGATCCTGAATTGGTCGCATTGAGAGAGCGTACACTGGCAGGACAGATTCAAGAATTAGCAGATTTAAAACAAGAACTAGCAACAAATACAGTTGAATCAACCGCACCAGGACCACAGGAAGCACAAGCACAAGCTGTACAAACAAATCAAGGAAGTACAAATTATTTGGCGCAAGGTGGAGCCGATGGGGATAGAGGAGTTGAGCCGGCGCCCAGTGCATCTAACAATCTATCAAGTACTCCGGCAAATTCTAGTACAGCCGCACCTACTATAGGTACTCCAACTACTACGGGTGCATCGCAAGCAGGAATAAATCCACCAAACACTGTTACTGACAATGCAAGTTCCACACAATCTAGTACTTCTAAACCTGACAAACGATGGCAAAATCCATTAGGTAATTTTTCAAGTTACACATATCAGATATCATTGTACATGATAACTCCTGATGCATATGATGCATTCATACAATCAGGAAGAACTAATCTTAATGCAATTAATAATGTACAAGCAGGTGCAGTTAGTGCGGAAACTGCAACAGCACAACAAGATGCACGTATTGCTGCATTTGATGCTTCTAGGGCATCTTCGAGGGGCGCAGGTGGAGGAGAATCACCTCCATCCCCGTCTAGTGCAAACGCACCCACTACATCTTATACAAATGGAGCATATTTGATTGCTCAAAGCGGCGGCACAAACAATACTACCTCACAACGTGCACCAGGATTTGATCTAGATTTTTATATAGATAATTTAAGAATAAAGCAAGCAATTCAAGCAAAAGATACACAAGCTACTACTAACACCTCAGAAATAAGTTTTACTATAACTGAACCATATGGATTTTCTTTTGTTACTAGATTACGCAATGCAGCTACTGAACTTGCTAAAGTATCTAAATCAAAAAATTTCTCAGATTTACAAAATCCATCAAGACAATTTTTTATATTGGGTATTAGATTTTTAGGGTATGATAAGAATGGTAATGTCATAGATCCTACTAAAGTACCTGGTACTGACGGTGATCCTAAAGGAAATGCGTTTGGATTATACGAAAGATTCTATGATATCAGTATCACTGGTATGAAATTTACAATCGAAGGGAAAGCTGTAACATATAATATCACTGCTGCTAGTCTTCCAACTAGGGCTGCATTTGGAACAAAACGAGGTATAGTTGACCAAGGTGCATCTATATTAGCTAGTACAGTTTATGAAGCATTGTTGGGTTCTAATGGAGTAGCCAATACGAAACCCGGTGAGTCTGCCATGGCTCAAAATGCATCAGGCAATAACGTTAACAAGATAGGATTGCTTGCTAAATTGAACAATGATCAAATAGTATTACAACGTAATGGAGCAATTGAAATTGCAAATCAATGGGACGTTAAGTTTATAGGTGAAGCCGAAAATACAATTAGAAATGCGTCAATTATAAGTAAAGCTGATTTGGATAAAAGAAAATGGGCCATGAGTTCTTCTACTAAAAAATCAGAATCTACGACAAAATCTGAATTAGCTAGTACTCCTGATAGTAGCGCAAAACAAATAACTTTTAATAATGGTACTCCAATATTACAATGTATTAATCAAATTATATTGCAAAGTTCTTTTTTAGAAAATGCATTAAAAACTGTTTACGTATCAGGATTAGAACCTGACCCTGATAAAAACTCAAACGCTGAAGCGCCCACTGGTGCAGACAAAACAATTAAATGGTATACAATCAGTCCGGAAGTAACAGTGTTAGGTTGGGACACTAAACAAAAAGATTTTGTATATAAAACTACTTTTATAATTCAGCAATACGAAACTCCTATTATAACTTCTTCGTATGCAAATACGGGTATAAAATACTATGGTCCTCATAAAAGATATGAGTATTGGTTTACAGGTAAAAATTCTGAAATATTAAGTTATGTTCAAACTATGGATAATACATATTTTACAGTCTCAATGTCGGCAGATAAATCTGGAACATCAGCCACTGGTGGCGGCGCAGATATACCTAATACTGCGGGAAAACCACAAGGTCAACCTGATCAAGGCGCACTAACTGTAGGGCTAGAAGCACAAAATTCATATATGACTAGTTTGTTTGATCCGGGTGCATATGCAGAGGCTAAAATAAAAATATTAGGTGATCCTGATTTCTTGATGCAACCTTCAACAAGTAGTATAAATGAATTGTATAATAGATTTTATGGAACTGACGGATTTACTATCAATCCAAATGGTGGCCAAGTTTTTATTGAGATTAATTTTAAAGAACCTCAAGATTATAAAGATGGTTTATTAAGTATAAATTCATCAATTTATTTTTGGGCGTACCCAACAGACATACAAAAAGATATAGACAGCAGGGGAGGTGGCGTAAGTTACATGGTAACTACTGTAACTAGCAATTTCAGTGGTGGTAAGTTTGAACAAGATTTAGATTGTGTAATAAACACTTTTCCCTCAGGTAAGCCAAAGACTGATGGTAAAGACGATACTGCTGGAAGACCTGCAGATGGTTCTGATAATCGATTTGCAAGACAAGGAACACCAACTAATCAAACTGCTGCTACTCAAAATAGAACCGGAGTTAACTTAACCAATACTTCAGCCGGTGGAGGAAGAGGAGTTATTAATAATGAAGGTCCACCTACAACTGCAAATGGTTCTGCAAGCACAAGTTCCACTGGTTTTGCAAGTTCCCCTACTAGTACTTTCTTAGATCCACAACAAAGAGCATCTTTGGCCAATGATTATAAAATCAACTTATTAAACAATCTAGCAGCAAAACCAATTGAAAATCAAACAACTACTATTCCTACTAAAACAGGACCGGTAGTAGATGGTGATGCAGGTTACGATTACATGGGAAGATAATAACTTAAATATAGTATGGCACAAGACGTATTCAAACCAAAAGGACAAGCAAAAGCAAGCAAACCTGACGCCGGTGGTGGCGTAATTAGGTCTGAGCCAGTATTGGCTATTGTAAAAAATAATATTGATTCAACTAGGGCAGGTAGAATTCAAGTTTATGTTTCTGATTTTGGAGCTCCGGATCCGGATGATAGTACTAGTTGGATTACAGTAAGTTACATGAGTCCTTTCTTTGGTGCTACTTCTGCACAAGGGGGCAGTGATGCAAAAGATTACGGCACCTACGACAAGAATCCAAGTTCATATGGCATGTGGTATAGTCCGCCTGACTTAGGTAGTACCGTTGTTTGTATCTTTATTAATGGTGATCCAAACTATGGTTATTATATAGGTAGTGTATTACCACCGGAATTATTACAAATGATTCCTGCAATTGGCGCTTCAGACAAAATAGTTCCAAATAAAGGTGAAGCAGAAACAACAGGCGGGTCACCTAAGTTACCGGTGACTAATTTAAATTCAAATAATCCATCATTAACTAATGGTATTGATTTCTTATCTGCACCAAAACCGGTTCATAGTTATTCAACTGCAATATACACACAGCAAGGATTATTGAGAGATCCAATAAGAGGACCAATCTCAACTAGTGCATTGCGTGAAAGTCCTTCGAGGGTTGGTTGGGGAGTTAGTACACCCGGTCGTCCTATATACCAAGGTGGATTTACTGACGCAGATATACTTTCTCAAAAAGGACAATCGGCTGAAGACACTGCCCTAGAAGTTATTGCACGTAGAGGTGGACATAGTATCGTTATGGATGACGGTGATACCTATGGCAAAGACCAACTAATACGTCTTAGAACTGCATTAGGTCATCAGATATTAATGAGTGATGATGGACAAACATTATTCATTATTCATAGTAATGGACAAAGTTATATTGAGTTAGGCAAAGAGGGTACAATTGATATGTATTCGATGAATAGTGTGAATGTTAGAACTCAAGGTGACTTAAATTTACATGCAGATAATAATATCAATATAAATGCTAAAAAAGATTTAAATATTGCAGCAGATAATATAAACATTAATGCTGCTAAAAATATTGGTTGGCGTGCCGGTGGAAACTATAGTGGATATACTTTAGGGACATACACTGTCAAAGTGGCTGGTTCAATGAGTATGTTTTGCAACGGACAAGGTTCATATGCTAGTGATGGTGTTATGTATGTGAATGGTAGTAAAATTAATCTCAACACTGGTTCTACTTCAGTGGTACCAGCTGAAGTTCCATTAATTACTCAAGTAGCACATACTGATACATTACACGATACTGTTAAAGGATATGCTGCTGCACCAGGTTTATTGTTATCAATTGTTAGTAGAGCCCCTGCTCATGCACCATGGGCAAGTGCAAATCAAGGGGCAGATGTTAAAGTAACATCTAGCGCATCTGCAACATTACCAACTCCACCTAGTCCTACTGTACAAGCAACAAATTCAGCAGTTGCTGATTCTACAGAAACCTCAGTTACTGCATCTATTGCAGCAACTGTTCCTCCGGTAACTCCTATTAGTGAATCACTAGATAAAAATGTTACTGCAACTATGGTTGCAAGTACAGCAGGTCGAGCCGCAGCAAAAACTCCAAATGTAGTGTCAACTGGTACTGGTGTTATCCCTGATAAAACCGGAAATGTAAATGCAGCCGTTGGATCATTTGCAATGACACCTCAACAAATGGAGGCAGCTATGGTTATAAAACCGGGCTCTGCTGCATTAGTGACTGGACTAGTTCAGAAGGGTTCCAATGTGTCGGCTGCTATGACAAATAATTTGTTCACTGGTGTACCGGGGGCACAAAATTTAAATGCATTCAATCAAAATATAGGTTCACAAGTTGGAGCACAAATTCAAAATTTCCAACAAGCACAAACTGCATTAACAAAAGTTGGTGCAATAACCGGCAATGAAACTCCTCAATCTATTGCAGGTGTAGTAAATGCTGCTTCTCAAGTTGGAGTACCGGCTACTGCTAACTTCATTCAATCTGCTACTGCAAAACTTAATACAGCTGGTATACCAAACCCAACAAATGGGGTAGGTAGTAATGTAGCGTCGGCAATATCAGCGGGAGGATTTGCATCTGCCTTAGCTACTAATGTCAATTCAGGGGTAGGTTCTATCGCTACATCATTAGGAGGACTAAATCCAGCAGCCGCTACAGGTAAGGTTAATTTACTTGACTCTGCTAAAGGCATAGCTGGATCAGCTTTTGGTGCAATAACAAGTTCGTTTAAATCATTAAAAGCAGGGGTTCCTCAAGACTTAACTGCAATTGCTAAAACAAACGCAGAAGCACAAGCTGCATCGGAAGCAAGCGCGGCAGCACCAGCAGCAACAGCAATTGCTGCCGCAACGTCAGCCGCAAATCCCACTGTTGGTTCAGCAGCATCATTATCCGCAGACTTAGCAAAAGCGCAAACTGCAATTAGTGGTGGCGCAGCAAAATTAGGAATTCCGGGATTAACTGCCACTGCTTCTTCTCTAACATCAACTCTTAGTCCAGGACTAACTAGTTTAGTGGGAAATGCCGGATCAATTACATCGTCATTGACATCTTCTGCAAGTAGTTTAATACCCAGCAGCAGTAGCATTACTGCATTAGCCGGCGGCACATCAATTGCGGGCGCAGCCGCGGCAGCGAGTAGTTTAATTCCAACTGGAAGTGGTATCAACGCACTACCAGGTGGAGCAGCAGCCGCAGCTTCTTTTGTGAATAATTCCGGAGCAAGCACTTCAATACCTTCATCAATCGCCGGAGTTTCTAGTATTTTGAAAAACTCATCAACTAGTGCAATGACTGGAATATCCAATAGTGCTGCGTCATTGAGTAGTGGAATATCAATGTCCGCTGGAAACTCTGCTATGTCAACTGCGGTAAATTCAGCTAATTTAAATTCAGCATTGTCTAGCTCAATAGATTCGGGTAAACAAAGTTTATCATCATTGACCAGTGCAGGTTTACCCGCAGGTGCAGCCGCTGCATTAGCTGCAAGTGTGAATTCTCTTAACTCTTCTGGACCTTCCCCAATTAAAATGCCAACGATAGCAGCAAATACTGTAGATAGAAGTGCATTAGCCGAACAAACTACGTCCGTTTTAAGCAATCCTAAAATACCAGCACCAAACTTCTCAGGAGATATTCCCACAGTCCCTGCTTCTGCGATTGCTGCAAATAAAGCAAGAGATAAGCGTATAGAGTATTTTAAATTAAAACAATCATATGCGGAAGAAAAAGTCAAACGAACAGACGCAATAATGGCTGAGAGAGCCAAATATGAAGCACTTAGGGATAGTCTTCCGGAAGGTGATCCAACAAGAGCAGCAGCCAAAACAGAGATTAATGCAAAGATCGCAGCATATACTGCTTGGTGGAAAGGCGAAGAAGCTAAAATTGAAACATTAAGGCTAGAAGTTAATGAAGCACAAAGGGCTGAAGGACAAGCAATATGGAAAGAAGTCACTAACGGTTAACTATAAATACTTTATAGGATAAAATATGTCATCATACATTGGATTCAGCACATTAAACTCAAACAAACCTAGGTCTACTAATCTTCCTACAGGTCCTGCAGGTGGCACAGGTGGTATGGTGAATCCAGTTATAACTGGACATAAATATGGATTAGTTGATTCACCCTTAGTCATACAAGATTTACTCAACGCATTGAATATACAGCAAGGTCAAAAAGTAGGTCAACCGGGCTATGGGACCACACTGTGGACATTTGTTTTTGAACCCAACACGGCTGATGTTCAGTTTCAATTAGAAACTGAAATACGTAGAGTAGCAAGTCAAGACCCTAGAATAATTTTAAATGGGGTACGTGCTTTCCCTCAAGAAAATGGTATATTGCTAGAAATTGAAATGGCAGTAGCACCTTTTAATCAAGCAACTTTACTAAGCGTGTTCTTCAATAGTTCAACAAACACTGCTGTATTGCAATAACCCTAAAAAAAGCATATTCTTAGGTATGATAAATACTTAAAAGAGAATATCTATGGCTACAAGTTCAAGACAATCAGCAATATTTGGGGTTAATGACTGGAAAACCATCTACCAAACGTTCCAGCAAGCAGATTTTCGTAGTTACGACTATGAAACCCTACGCAAAAGTTTCATAGATTATCTACGCTTATACTATCCTGAAACCTTCAATGACTATATTGAAAGTTCAGAATTCATTGCATTGCTTGACGTTATGGCATTTATGGGTCAAGGTCTTGCGTTCCGTAACGACTTAAATTCCCGTGAAAACTTTATTGATACTGCTGAACGTAGAGATAGTGTTATCAAATTAGCTAACTTAGTAAGCTATACTCCAAAGAGAAATTTAACTGCACAGGGTTATTTAAAAGTAACAAGTATACGCACAACTCAGAATTTAGTTGACTTAAATGGATTTAACTTAAGTAATGTTCCTATATTATGGAATGACCCCGCTAACCCAAATTGGTTAGAACAGTATAATACAATCATCAATGCTACACTAGCAAACACACAAAAAGTGGGTTTACCTGGGAACACCGCTCAAATTTTAGGTGTAAAAACTGACGAATATACAATACAAATACCAGCAAATACTACCCCAGTCATTCCATTCTCGTCTACTGTTAACGGTATGAATATGGGATTTGAATTGTGTAGCGTAACTACAGTAGGTGAAGATTACGTGTATGAGTTGCCACCTGGCCCTACCAATAGATTCAATATGTTATATCGTAATGACAAATTAGGTTACGGTAGCCCAAACACAGGATTCTTCTTTTACTTTAAGCAAGGTTCATTGCAAAATTTTGACTTTAGTTTGCAAAATCAAATATCTAACCAAGTAATTAATATTGGCGATATTCAAGGTGTTAATAACACTGACGCATGGCTATATCAAATAAGTCAAACTAATGGTGCGTTTGGATTATGGAAAAAAGTAGATAATATTTACGCTGACGCTTATTTACAAACTGAATCATCAGTTAGAACTATATTTTCAGTCAACAGCAGATTTAATGACCAAGTAACTTATATATTTGGTGATGGCGTATTCAGTGAAATACCAATTGGTAATTTTAGATCGTTTGTTCGTGCCGGTAATGCATTGACTTACACAATTCAACCTACCGAAATGCAAGGCATTTCAATTGCTATCAGTTATGTTAATCGTGTTGGTCGCACAGAAACATTGACAGTTGGGTTAAGTTTACAAACTCCAGTGACTAATGCTCAAGTTAGAGAATCATTGGCTGAAATTAAACAACGTGCTCCAAGTCGTTACTACACACAGAATCGTATGGTTAACGGAGAAGATTATAACAACTTCCCTTATACTTTGTATAGTTCTATTATCAAATCAAAATCTATTAATCGTAGTAGCGTAGGTGTAAGCAAAAATCTAGACTTACTTGATCCTACAGGTAAATACTCAAGCACTAACAGTTATGCAAACGACGGTGGCATTTGGTTAAATGATACTGAAGGATTTTCATTATTAAACATCACTGATACCGCTAACATAATTTCGTTTTTGACAGGCACACTTGCAGCTATATTATCTGATAGCGGGTCACAACAATACTATACTCAGAATTATCCTAGGTATGCAGTTACTACAAGTTCAGATGATGGTAGAGTATATTGGAATACTAGTACAGTAGATGCAAATAGTTTAACTGGTTATTTTTATAATAAATTAAATGGTTCAAATGTGCCAATTGCTGCAGGTATATATTCTACTATCAATTTAAAATATGTAACACAAGGTGCAATATTGAAATTTGTAGCACCACCTAGTTACTATTTTGATAAAAATAATAGGCTAGTGTACGGCATTGCAGGACCGTCTGATGTAAATCATATATGGATTACTGTATTAAATGTAGTTGGCGACGGGTACAATAATGGATTAGGTCAGTTTGCTAATGGAACTGGTCCAATAACATTGAATGGATTTGTACCAACAGGTGCAGTGTTAACAACAGTAATTCCTGCTTTCAGTAACACGTTGCCTAACACGGTTGTACAAGAATGTATTGTTAGACTAGAGTTACAACAAAATTTTACTCTAGTGTTTAACAACGCACTAACTATTGTAGAAGATAGATGGAGTGTAGATTTATATTCTAGTTCTAATTATTTTGTAAAATTTACAAGTGTGGGATACAATCGTTACACCGTTACCTATCGTTCGTTGAAATACTATTTTGGTAGTGTAGCAGATACTAGGTTTACATATGAATCTGGAAAATTAGTATATGATCCGTTCTCTGGCGTGATTCTACAAGACTTTGTTAAAGTTTTAGAAACTAATACTCAACCAGATTCTAATTACCCTCTAAGCAATTCTATCTCTGCAAGTATCATTGGTCAAACAGTTGAGACTGATGGTTATATTAATGATTTTGAAGTTGAAGTTGCTAGTATTGACGTAAACAACAGAACCATAATTAATAACCCTGACTTCTTTAATGAAATTACTGGATATGTTACTGGTAACTCTAACATTGGGATATACACTTTCTTTGAAGAAGTACAAGATGCCATTAACTTGACTCGCACTCAACTAATAGCTAGTAGTACAGTAGCATATCAATATGCTACAACCACTCAGATTGAAGTTGTTAAGTATGATTATCCCGAAGGTCAATTGTTCTATGCATACAATGAAAATGTATTTTATATAACTGTTCAAGATCCTACTGTCACTACACCTGCTTACAGTTTAGTAACGCAATCAAGATACAGTATGGCATATGGTCGTCAAGGGTTGCAATTTCAATATCGTCATAACAGTAATAATACCACACGTATTGATCCTGCAACAACTAATATTATTGACCTATATGTAGTTACGCAAGCATACTATACACAATATCAGAATTATATACAAGATATTACAAATACTGTACCAATGCCGGCAAGACCAACTATCAATGATTTGGCAGCAGCATATCCTCAAATACAAGATTACAAAATGTTAACTGATAGCTGTATTTTAAATAGTGTTGTTTTTAAACCTTTGTTTGGACCCAAAGCTGCATCAGCATTAAGAGCAACTATAAAAGTTATTAAAAATAGTAGTACAAACGCCAGTGATAGTGAAATTCGTAGTGCTGTATTAACTTCAATGAATAGTTATTTTAATATTAATAATTGGAATTTTGGTGACACTTTTTACTTTAGTGAATTGAGTGCATACATACATTCTGAAATAGGAGAATATGTAAGTTCTTGCGTATTAGTACCTAATGACCCTAACTTAAAATTTGGAGATTTATATGAAATTAAATGTTTACCTTACGAGATTTTTGTAAACGCTGCAACCTCAAATGATGTAATCGTTATTGCTGCTTTAACACCAGCTGAATTACAAATAGCATAAGTAGTAATAGAGATTTTAAAATATGGCAACAAGAATTAGAACATTAAATTTTCTTCCAGAAATATTTAAAACACCAACCAATAATCAATTTTTATCAGCAACATTAGATCAATTAGTTGCTCAACCCAATACGGAAAAGATAGAAGGTTATGTTGGTAGTAAATTTGGATATGGTGTAAATCCAAACGATAATTATGTAACTGAACCAACAAAAATTAGAACAGATTATCAATTAGATCCGGGTGTAGTTTTCTTAAAAGAAAATGATACTACTGCAAAAGATTTTATTAGCTATCCGGGCATCATTGATGCATTAAAATTAAAAGGTGGTATAACTGAAGATAACAGTAGACTTTTTAATAATCAATTTTATTCATGGGATTCTTTTACTGATTTAGATAAAATCATTAACTTTAGTCAGTACTATTGGGTACCTAATGGACCAGAAAGAGTTGTAGTACAATCAAGTGCAATTTATAGTTCGGTACAGTATAATGTACAATCAGAGACTGCATATTATGTAATTTCATCTAATGAAACTTCACCTGAAATTAATCCGACACTTACACTGTTAAGGGGCGGTACTTACACATTTAAAGTAAATCAAGATTCTAATTTTTGGATACAAGGCGTTCCTGGATTGACTGGATATAGTCCTGTACAAAGAAATTTACAAACACGTAACGTTTATGGTGTTGAGAATAATGGAATAAAAGATGGTACTGTTACCTTTACTGTACCACCCAAAGATGCATTAAGTGAATATTATTTTGTAAACTCTACTACAGTTGATGTAGTGTCTACTTTACCATTTGCTCAAGTTAATGGTGCAACTGTAGATTCTATTGGTGGTATTGATGGTGTTACTGAATTAGACGGATTGACCGTAATGTTCTACAACACTGGAGTAGAAAATGAGATAGCTTATACTAATCAATTTTTTGATCAAACACAGTTTGATGAAGAAGGCGGTGTACCTTATACTAATTCTTCTCAAAGAATAACAAAAACTATTACTGATAGTAATAGTTTAACCAATGAATTTACTTATATAAACGATACTGGAATTAGTGACTTTCAAGCGAATGATGCTATAACTTTTGTAGGAACATTAATTGGCGGGGTTGTTAAAAACAAAACATATTATGTAAAAGAAATTACATCTTCAAACACGTTTACTATATCATCAACAGTTAATGGAAATGTTGTTGAATTGACAGATGCTACCGGTGGTAGTATGACTGTAAGAATACAAACTAGTTATCCTGGCACTGATATTTTTGATAATAACTTTGAAGGTGGATTCTATAATCAAGTAAGTAGAAATTTTTATTCAGTTACGTTATTAGGTGATGTAGATAATCCAGTAATTCAATTAACTCGCTTATCTTCTATCCCTGCTAAAACTACTATCACTGCTGAGTTTGGAGCACAATGGGCTTCAATTAATTTCTTTCAAAATTCATTAGGTGAAATTCAACTTCAACCATATAACAGTGCTATACTAGATACATTGTATTATCAAGATGCGACTACTTTATCTAAGGTAGGTCAACTTAGAATAATTGACGATAACTATACTAATTATATTGACGTTGATTTTGATATTTTGGGAAAGAAAAACTATACGGCACCAAATGGTGTAGTATTTACCAATGGATTAAAAATTATATTCCAAGGTAATATCTATCCATCTAAGTATGAAAACGTAGAATATTATGTAGAAGGCGTGGGCAGTGCAATTGAATTGATTCCGGTTGCTACTTTAATATCTCCGGGATTGTTTACCTCAGGTGAGTATACTCCTTACGACTCTACCCCTTATGATTTGGGTAACTATGATTCTAATTTATATGTTCCTATCAATCCAGATTATCTTACTATTGCTAGAAATTCTATCAATAGAAATGCATGGTCAAGAAGTAATCGTTGGTTTCACATTGACGTAATTAATGCAACGGCTGCATATAATAACACACCTTCTTTAATAACAGAATACACAAATTTAGAAAATAAAGCAAAACGACCAATTATTGAATTTTATCCTAACATAAAATTATTTGATTCTGGTGCAGTAGGTAAAGATCCTATAGATTTTATTGATACTAGGACTACAGATGCATTTACATATGTAGCTGGTCAATCCTCATATTTTCCAGATGTTGCCGGTTATACAGGTTATAATGCTACGATTGCACCAGTTACCTTAGCAGACACCTCAGTGATAGCAACAAACGTATATGGATATACTGATACTATAGCTGTAAGTAGTGTTACAGGTTTATATGTCAATGACACCATAAGATTCACTGTTCCTATAATTAATGCTGTCTCACTTGTTGTTGGAAAAACATATGTTATAAACACACTTGGTTCTACTAATTTTACACTAGTTGGAGCATTATCAAATACAGTAGGAACATCTTTTGTTGCTACTGGAGTAGGAACTGGCACCGGTACTGCAACTACGTTTGGAGGACTTACACCAAACACTACTTACTATATAACTAGTATAGAAACAAATGTTCAAGTAAGTTCTAATGTGTTTAAAGATTTGATTACTGTCTCTTTAACTAGACAGGGTGTAAATGTAAATCTATCAAACTCAGATACATTGAGTATTGCCACATCAATATATCATTACAGTACTTCTATTACAGTTCCTACTAGTAGTATATCTGGGCTATTTGAAAAGAATCAATACGTATCAGACTCGACCAATTATCTACCTAGTGTAACATTAATAAGTAATGTAACAACGGTCAATGATAACACTATAATAACTGTTACTTGGACAGTTCAAGCAGTTATTCCTGCAACTTCAATTGCTTCAATTGTCTCTGCTGATACTCCATTAGATAATTATGGATTATTTGATGGTGCTAGAATTGTGTTTGCAGCAGAGACTACTGATTCAGTTAGGAATAAAATATATATTTCTAGATTTGCTTCAATAACTCCAAATGGAACTCCTTTAATTACTTTGGTTGAAGCAGAAGATGGACTAGTATTACCAAACGAACAAACTGCGGTATATAGAGGTTATAACTACACCGGTAAAGATTTTTATTATACTGGTATTGAATGGGTAGAAGGTCAGCAAAAAATAACAACTAATCAAGCACCCAAGTTTGACCTGTTTGATAAAAATGGAGTAAGTTTGGGAGACCCTGATGTATACAATGGAACATCATTTACAGGTTGTACATTGTTTGCGTATAGCATAGGTACAGGAAATGATGATTCTGTGTTAGGTTTCCCGTTAAGCTATAGTTCTGTTGCAAATTTAGGTGATATTAATTTTGATGTAACTTTAAATTCAAACACATTTAACTATGTATATGGAACAACTGCGGTTACTGAAAAAGTAAACATTGGGTATGTTTATAACTATACCACAACTGAAAATTTTGTAAGACAAATAGGATGGCAGACTGCGGTATCTCCTAGTGTTCAATATCAAATTTTTGACATTGCTTGGACATACTTAAGTCCAAACATTGAATTTACATGCGACATTGCACCAATCGCTTCTAACAAAACTAATTGGCCTACTGTTCAAGTATACATTAATAATACATATTTAGAACCTTCAAAGTATACAGTAACTACAACCGCAACTACTACAACAGTAACTATACCTGATATTAATTATACTTTATCTACTGAATTTACTGTACAAATTTTAATACTAAGTGACCAAGTAAGTCAAACTGCTTACTATCAGACACCTGACAACTTAAACAATAATCCATTCAATGATGAGATTACCAAAGTCAATGTAGGGGACATACGCGGTCAATATCAAAGTATTTTCTATAACAATCCGTTTACTACTGGTCAAATATTTGGTTCAAACAACTATCGTGATTTGGGTAATTTAGTTCCATGGGGTAATAGAATTATTCAAAATAGTGCTTCATTAGTGTTGCCAGCAACATTCTTACGTAATCAAAGCCATGATTTATTCAATGCATTATTATACAATAGCAGACAGTATATTACTTTTAAAACATTATTAGTTGATACAGTAGACAAATCAAACTATACAATTGATTGGACTCCGGCAGCAATGTTAGATGACACATTGCAACAAATGAATTTATCACATTCAAATGAACAACCGTTCTTTTGGAGTGATATGGTTCCGTCGAAATCTCCTCTAGTAGCAAACTCATACTATTTTGCAAATCCTTTAGATACAAGCCGTTATCCATTGACTAGAATTTATGATTTTTCTGTAGCAAATTATTATAGCGTGTTGGTATATTTGATTCGTGACGAGGAAGAAACTCAGTTAATTAAAAACGTTGATTATACGATAAGCACAGATAGCCCTTCATTGGTTGTTACATTAGATTTATTGGCTAATGACACAATCATAATCAAAGAATACAATCAAACATATGGAAGCTATGTTCCTAATACTCCAACTAAGTTGGGACTATATCCAGCAACAATTCCTAGCGTAACATTAGATACTGCGTATACACAACCAACATATTTTATTGTTGGACATGATGGCTCATATAATAGACTATACGGAGATTATAATGCTGAAACAAATACTTTAGTAGATTTTAGAGACCAAGTATTACTTGAGTATGAAACTCGTGTATATAACAATTTGAAGTTAAGCGAAACTGTACCTGCAGGTTCTTACTCAGGAGTTTTATTACCTGGATTTTTTAGAGACACGGATTATACCTATGATGAGTTCATGCAAATATACAGTGAATCATTTTTAGATTGGGTAGGTCAAAATAGAGTAGATTATAAAATACAGTATTACAATAAATCAAATCAGTATACTTACAACTATCGTGATAGTGGTAATAAATTAAATAGTATACCTATACAACAAGGTTATTTCAGGGGAATATATTTATATTTTTATGATACCACAACACCAAATGCTACGCCGTGGGAAATGTTAGGTTTTGTAAATATGCCAACTTGGTGGGAAACTAGATATGGTCCCGCACCATACACAAGTGATAACTTGGTGTTATGGGGAGATTTAGAAAAAGGTTATGTATGGAACGACGGTAATCCTTACATAAAACCACAATATGCACGTGCCGGGTTAACAGATGTAATACCGGTCGATAGTAACGGTGCATTAATAACACCAATGATTTCAGTTTTAGGAAATTATAATGAATATACATTCCAACGTGATTGGAAAGTAGGCGACGTTGGCCCGGCAGAATTTAGTTATCGTAGAAGTAGTAGTTGGCCATTTGATTTGATGCGTATTCTAGCATTAACAAAACCAGCAGATTTCTTTAATTTGGGAGTTGATGTTGACAATTACAAATACAATGCTGAATTTAATCAATACTTAGTTAATGACAGAAGTCATTTGGTAATTAGTGATGTACCTATTTATGGGTTAGGTACTCCTGCAACTAGCTATATCAATTGGATAGTTGATTATGAGAAACAAGTTGGAGTTGACGCCACTACTAATATAAGCACATTGTTAGATAATTTAGATGTTCGTTTAGTATATCGTTTAGCAGGATTTAGTGATAAAAACCTTCTTCAATTCTATGTAGAAAAGAGTTCTGCCAACAGTAATAATAGTTCATTACTAATTCCTGACGAAAGCTATCAAGTATTATTATACGAAAATCAACCATTTGATAGAATCGTATACTCTGGGGTCGTAGTACAAATAACTGAAAATGGTTATAAAGTTTATGGTAATAGTCAGACTAATGCATATTTCAAAACAGTAGTTCCTAAAGCTACTAATATCACAGACAAAATTACAGTAGAAAATTTGTCGGTAGATGTAATTACTGATTTTTATAATATCACGGCAACTATTCCATATGGTATTGAATTTTATAACGTGCAACAAGTATCACAGTTTTTAATTAGTTATGGACAACATTTAACTAATCAAGGTATGGTATTTGAAAATGTAGAAAATGGAGTACCTGTTACTTGGAGACAGATGGTAGCTGAATTCTTATATTGGGCACAAATGGGTTGGGCTCCGGGTAGTATTACTACAATAAATCCGGCAGCATCAACATTGGTCATCAACAAAGAAAGTTCTATTGTTCAACCATTAACATTGCGTCAATTTAATTTTGTATTAAATCAAAATCTATATCCTATTCAAGGTAGCGATATGGCAGTGGTTCGTGAAGATACTGCGTTTTCAGTTACTCCGTTGAATGTTGGTGATGCTATTAGCTATGGACAATTCAATATTAGTAACATTGAACATGGAATTGTATTTGACAATGTAACATTGTTTAATGATATAATTTACAATCTTTCAACTGGTTTAAGACAAAATCGCATTTTTGTTCGTGGAAGAAAAACTGCTGAATGGAACGGCAATGTAGACGCATTTGGTTTTATTTTAAATCAAGATAATATCACTGAATGGACTAAAGAAGTAAAATATACTCAAGGCTCTATTGTAAAATATAAAAACAAATATTGGACAGCTATAACAATTGTACAAGCAAAAGAAATATTTGACGAACGTGAATGGGTTGTAACAGATTATGACAAAATTCAAAAAGGATTATTGCCTAACAGCCAAACACGTTCATACGAAAGCACATTGTATTATGATACAAACAATGCTAATTTAGAAAATGATGCTGACTTACTTAGTTTTAGCTTGATTGGGTATCGTCCAAGAGATTACATGGCTTTAGCTGACTTAACTGATGTGACGCAAGTTAATGTTTACAAAAACATGATTAAAGAAAAAGGCACACTAAATGCAGCAAGTGCGTTTAAAGGTGCAACTTTGCCGCAAGGTGGAATTAAATATGATATTTACGATAATTGGGCTATATTATCAGGGTCATACGGTGGCATATTAAACAATAATTTTGTTGAGTTCAGATTGAAACAATCAGAACTAACTGGTAATCCTTCTATAGTAGGATTAACTAATGGCATATCAATTAACGGGGTTCAACAAGAAGTACCTATATACAGTTTGTTTAATTATGGTAGACCATTAGACTCAGTTAACATATTACCTACTATACCTAATACTCAACCATCAACGTTATATCCTACCTCAGGGTATGTAAATTATAATGACGTTACAATGGCTAGTTATTTCTATTCAGGGTTAAGTGCAGCACAAAACTATACTGGAAAAACTATACCTATTAATCAATTCTATGTAAGAGATTATGCTTGGTTAGCAAATTACCTAGCAACTTGGCAAGTATATACCCCTGCTAGCTTAGGTACAGTAATAAATGTAGACAATAACTTAAATGGTACTGTGACGGTAACATTTTCTCAAGCGCATAATTTAAAATTATATGATCCATTTGCTATAGTTAACTTTGCAGTTGATATTGACAACTATTATATAGTAGCAGCCGTCCCAAATCCGCAGACAGTAATAATTAATCTATCACTAAATCCTTCTATCAGAAACATAACTGGTCAAGGTATAGGAATGAGAATGCAAAGTCAACGTGTAGCTACTGCACCTGAAATTGATAATCTACCACTATTAGATAATGAATTCAACAAACTTAAAGTTTGGGTAGATACTAACAATGACGGAAGTTGGGCTGTATATCGCAAGAGTTTGAATTATCAATATGACAATGAAATTATCAAAGCAGCTTCACAAAATTTTGGTAGTGCAGTTGCATACACTGAAAATTTAGGGTATTTGATAGGTGATAGTGCGTTGGGTACTGTTTATAGATATCTGTATAACGTTGAAGAAAATGTTTATACTTTATCACAAGCTATCAGTCAAGGTGGTTCATTTGGATCATGCATAACATATGTTGATGATTTGTTTGCAATATCACAACCAACACACCCGTCAGAAGTACCTGCATTATACATATATCAATTAACAACTAATGATATAATTAATACGATAGCATTATATCAAACTATTACTGCTCCAAATGGGGTAACTAATTGGGGTAGGTCTACTGCAATGTCAGGTGATCAAAATTGGTTATACATTTCAGATACTGATAATGCTAAAGTTTATGTGTATCGTAGGTCTTCAACTACTCAACTATATGTTCAAGTTAAAACTTCAAACGGATTACCATTGACATTAAGCGTAGCTGAATTAACATCAGCAGATTTGTTTGGCTATTCAATTGCAACTGATTATTATGGCGATACAGTAGTAATTGGAGCACCGTTTAAGGATTATACTAATGATGGTACTACGAACAACTATGGATATTCTTACGTCTTTAGTAGAACTGTACAAAATTTTATAGCACAACAAACCGGTCAACCTTACAAAGAATTGACTTTTCAATTAGGATTTACTCCTGAAACTGTTGTGCAAATTGCTACTTCAACTGATGCTGCAACTGATAGAATTACAGTAGCTGATACCAGTGCATTTAATGTAAATGATCCGGTAGTATTTTCTGGCACCATATTATCTAGTGGTGCACTATCCGCTAACACTGTTTATTATATAAAAACTATACCAACATCAACTGCGTTTACTGTTTCAAGAAAAATAGGAGGGAGTACTTTCCAATTAATAGATGATACTGGAATACCAGGTATGACCGTGACTGTTCAAACTACTCCATTGTATGTAACAATAAATGGTGAGTTGTTGTCTGATAAAAACTATGCGGTTACTGGTTCAGTGTTAAACATTTATACTGATTCTACTATTTTAGTAAATGCAGGCGACTTGATTAATGTGAGTGCCCCTTCTTTTGTATTAGCACAAACTTTAACTGATGAAAATCCACCTAGGGTAGGAGTTGAGTTTGGTTCAAGTATTGATGTTAATGCATTTGCCAATGAGATATTAATTGGCGCACCATATGAGTTAAGCAGTAAAAATAATGAAGGTGCGGTACATCGTTATACAAACGGTGGTGAAAAATACGGTATAGTTATTGGTTCATCTAAGTGTGCTATAACCTCAGAACAAACTATTTTTATCAATGGGTTTGCAGTTATTTTACAAGCAGGAAATGCTTCTTCAGCAGCTACTAGTATTAATTTAGTTAACATACCAAACGTATATGCTTCAGCATCTGATACCACTGATAATGGTATATTATCTATATCATTAGTAGACGTTGAGATTGGTGTAATGGGTAATAAACTATCACTAACTGCTTTATTGTCTACTACCTTTGCTGAAATGGGAATGACTATTTATAAAAAGACACAAACAATTGTCTGCCCACATTCTGCTACAAGAACTCAATTTGGAGCAGTTGTTAAATTTAACAAGTCTACATATGGATCATTCGTTGCTAGCGCCCCAGCAGGAGCACGAGTTGCTGCAACTACTTTTGATTTTACAGATGATGAATTAGACAACGATACGGTATTTGATAATAATGCCACTCAGTGGATAGATAGTTTTGTCAACGCCGGTGCAGTGTATATGTTTGACTTCTTATCTGCATATAACGAAAATATTGATAATCCGGGTAAATTTGTGTACGCACAAAGTACAAACGCTAGAGATATTGAGTACGGAGCACAACCATATTATGGAACTGCATTAGATTTCAACAACAACCGAGTTACAATTGGAACTCCTAACTTTATATCGCCTACACTGACTTATCAAGGGCAAGTTGTAACTTATATAAGTTCTAGTACTGAACCTGATTGGGCTGTGTATAGGGAATCAGCACCAGTAGTAGATGTTAATGGAATATTTAACATTCAGATGTATAGTGCAATGACTAACGATACATTAGAAAATCTAGATTATATTGATCCTCTTCAAGGAAAACTATTAGGTGTAGTAGCACAAAACATTGATGTTGTTTCTAATCAAGATCCTGCTAGCTATAACTCTCCTGGTATAGCACAACAAGGTATAGTATGGGGACAAGATAAAGTAGGTCATATTTGGTTCAATACTTCTAATACAAGATTTATGAATTATCATCAAAATGATGTTAATTATAATAGTCAATGGTGGGGTAGAGTATTTCCGGGCAGTGATGTAGCAGTATATTCTTGGATAGAAAGTAATGTTCCACCTGAACTATATTCTGGTCCTGGAACGCCATTTGATACATTTAACTATGCTGTTAGAGGGGTGATCAATGCAGAAGGGCTAATTACTCCTGTATATTATTTCTGGGCTAGAAATACAAATATTGTTTTTGAAAGATTAGGAAAAACATTAGCAGATTCTACATTAGAGTTATACATTACTAGCCCGCAAAATACTGGTATATCATATTTTGCACCACTGCTACCTAGTGTGTTTGGTTTATATAATGGATTTGAATTTATCAATGCAAATGACACGGTACTTCATATTGGATATTCTACTGGAACTAATAGTGACGTATCACATAATCAATATAGTTTGATTCGTGCAAATTATGCAAATGACTTCTTACCGGGAGTACCTGGATCCGGCGCAGCTTATCAAAATCACTTAGCAGTTGGTATCACAGAACCGATTGATTTATACAATCGAATGTTAGATAGTATGTGTGGGGTTGACAATGCAGGAGGTGTTGTTCCCGACCCACAATTACCAAAAGCAGTTCAAACTGGCGTACTTGCTAGACCAAGACAGGGTTTCTTTTATAGCAGATTTGGAGCACTAAAGAATTATTTACAGTATGCAAATACTGTATTATCACAGTTCCCAATTACAGAAATGAGACCTAACATTCCTTTCTTGAATACTACTGGTGAGTTTTATGACACTAGTGCTTATTGGACATTAATCAATTGGTGGGCTCCTGAATACAACGATAATACTAAATCATTAATTCAAGTCCCTGTGTATGCAGATTTGGCTGCATTGACAGTTGCCGTTGGAACTATAGTTACTGTTTTACAAAACGGTGTTGGTAGTGCAGAGACATACATTTATAGTAGTGATGGTGCTTGGATTAGAATAGGATTAGAAAACGGAACCATAGAATTTAAGAGTGTTCTTTGGGATTACCCTAGTGCTAGATTAGGTTTTGGTGATAATTTCTTTGACACTACTTTATATGATGTTTATCCTTCTGCGGAAACAAGATATATTGTCCGTGCCTTAAATGAAGAAATTTATACTAATGAATTATTAATCTTTAGAAATAAGAGTCTAATACTATTGTTTGAATACATTCAAAGCGAAACTATTGAAAGTCAAAACTATTTGTCATGGTTAAATAAAACTTCATTTGCAGATGTATCACATACAATTCGTGAATTATTACCAATTGAAGTATTTCAATCTGACAATGAATTATTCTTAGAAGGTTACTTAAATGAAGTTAAACCTTATCACGTAGTTATTAAAGAATTTATTTTCAAATATACTAGAGAAGAAATATATCAAGGTGATGTTACTGACTTTGACGTACCTGCACAATTTACCTCAGGTGTAAATGAATTTATAACTCCTGAGTTAGTTTATACTACTCCTACAGAAATTAATCAATTTAATTATCTTGACCCAATCTGGGCAACAGCACCTTATAATCAATGGTATAATAATTATGGTGTAAGTTTGAATGGTGAAAAAGGATATTACATTGCTACATTAGCATCTTATATTTCATTGAATGCAACATCTTGCTATGTAGATAATATTAACGGTTTTCCGGTTACTGGTAGTATACTAATCGGAACTGAAGAAATTGGATACTCATATAGAGATTTGGCAACTAATCAATTAAGTGGATTGTCTCGTGGACAAAATAGTACAACTATTGCTATTCATTTCCCAGAAACAAATATATACATGAATCTTCCTGGAGTATTAGTTACTGATACTGGTAGAAATTATTTAAATCCTCCAAGAATTACTGCTTACATAGACTTAACCAAATATCCTGCTCCTAAGATAACAGCAATATTAGAACCAATATTAGCTTTAGGAAAAGTTATTGGAGTGACCGTCGTAGACCCTGGTTTGGGTTATGCTGTATTACCTCAAATAATTATTGATCCTGCAATTGTAATAACGATTGATAGTTCTCAAGTAAGTATAGTAGACAATACAATTGACATTGGTAGTACTGAATTACAAACTGGAGATTTAGTAGTATATACTGTTGGCCCTAACTCAACCCCTATAGGTGGATTGAAAGAAGGTCAAAGATATTATGTAAATCTTCTAGAAACTATACCTGCACCAATCATTGCACTTTATACTGAATATCTATCTGCGATTGAAGATCACGATAGAGTTATATTAGATAGTACTGGCACAGGGACTCAAAAGTTCAGCATGGGTGCTGCTGCAAATGCAATAACAAATGCAACACCAATAAGAGAAAATATAATATCATTAAGATTTGATAGAACAACTTATAATTCTCAAGTAGTAGAGTGGTCACCATTTGGATATTATGGTTCTTTCTATGCTGGAACATTGCGTAATCCCGACAAAGTAGCATCATCTGCAATTACTTTATACAGTAACACTCCGCCTATTGAAACTATATTAGCAAGTGCTCAGGGAGCAACATTTGAAATTTTAGATACTACTAATCAGCAAACACTTGAGTGGTCATCAAGAACAAGAAATACAATGCAGACGTATGGTAGTCTTTACCCTACTGAAGCATATAGAAATGCAATTCGTATCGACCCGTCAGACGGTGGTGTAGCAGTAGAAGGTTTTATTGGATCAACAATTGGTTTCTATATAGGAATGCCAGTTAAGTTCAACGGGTCAACTATTGGTACATTGTTAGAAGATGATGTAACTTACTATGTTAAGTCATTAGTTAAGTTACCAAATACAGGAACATCAACTAGTGCAACCAGAACCAATGCTTCAAATAATACTATTACAGTAGCTAGTTCTGTTAATTTTAAATTGCAAGATACTGTTGTGTTTACTAGTGCTACGCAGATTATATCTTCCGGATATTTTGTTATAGGTCAAACGTATGAAATAACAACAGTAGGAACAACTAACTTCACCTTAATAGGTGCTGCTTCAAACGATGTTGGTACTGTGTTCATTGCAACTGGAGTCGGCACAGGTACTGGAACTGCGGAACAGAGAAGTTTGGGCAATGTTATATATCTTGAAACATATTATATCTTGAGTAAACCGTCTGCAACTACAGTTACACTCTCACAAACATTAGGTGGTAGTGTATTCAAGTTATCTAATGCCACTGGTGTAATGACAATGATCAGACCTGATACTGATGTATTAGAAGATACTGGTTTTACGATTTCTGATACAGTTGACGAGAATGGTAATCCAGGCGCAGTTTATTCTCCTAACATTGGCATTGGTTCAGTAACTATTGCACCTGCAGGATTAAAATTACTAACAGGCAATCAAACTAATCTTGAGATAATAACAATTAATTATTCTGGATTAAGAAATACTGTAGCTACTACAGGTACTACAAACACAGTAACTGTATTGTTGACTGCTACAGGCGAAAATGGTACTACTGGATTCTATACTGGACTTCCTATATTCTTTGTAGGTAATACGTTTGGTGGAATTGTTGAAAACATTAGTTATTATGTAACTACTGTTATTGATGCACAGACATTCACAATGTCTCCTACATCAGATGCACCTTTTGCTATTAGTTTCACTGAAACCACATCAACAGATAATTTAGTTGTTTGTGGAACAAGTAGTACTGAAAATATTACTTTAAACTTGTCAGTCAATGAACCTATCATATTTACTGACTTCGTATTAAAAGCAGGTTACTTTACAATAGGACAAGTATATTCTATAGTTTCTGTAGCAGATAATAACGGCGGTGCTACTACTGATTTTACTTTGATTGGTTCAAGTTCTAACGCTATTGGTACTATATTTACTGCTACTGGTGTAGGCACTGGAACCGGTACTGCTACCCCAACAAGTCCTTCTACTACGTTTGGTGGAATAGTTTTTGGTAAGACATACTATGTAAGACAAAAGTTTGCAGACGTTGACCCAATTGATTTAGTTACAACTACATACTCTATTTCTATAGCTGAAAGCGTAAATGGAGATGCAGTAACATTAACTAATACGGTTGGTTCATGTTTGTTTACAAGTCAAAAAGATACACTACCATTAACAACAGCGACAGGTTCTATGACTATGAATGTTGCATTACCAGTAAGTCCTGGACAAGTTGATGGACAACAGTTTACTTTATACAACACTTCTAGTCAGTTAGCGGGCAAACAAGGAACAGTATCTAATCTATTGAATAGAGAAATAACTTCTACTTTAGATACAGTTAATAGAATTTGTTTATCTTCATTTAGCGGTGGATTAACTGACATATACAATAATTTACAATTTAAAGTTTCTACACCAATTGGTGGATTGACTAATGCTACCGTTTATGCTGGTAGTTTCATTGTTGGAAATGTTTATACAATAACTTACATTGGTGATACAACTCAATCTAATTGGAATACTATTGCAGGTACTACTGGTGTAGTATACACTATAAACAGTGTGTTTACTTGTGCAGCAACTGGAACTTATATTGGATCACAAACTGGATCTGCTGTAAGAGTTTATAAAATAACAGGAACTGGAACTACCTCAGTCAAAGTTATTGAAACTCAATCTTCTGGAAATTGGTTAAGGTTAAACGATGACGATAATCCAAATACTACTGATGTTTTATATGTGGGTATGCCTTTATATTTCAGCGGTACTTCAGTTGGTTCTGTATCATTAGGTGTAGTGTATTATGTGTTTAGTATAGATTCAAGTCCACCGTCAGGTACAGGTAGATTCTCAATATCAGAAGTATCTGATTTGTCTAGCCAATTTACAGTAACTGACGATGTTGGAGTAATGACCGGATCAGGAGATCCTTATGTAACAATAACTTCTCCTGCGTCATTACTAGATTCTAATCAAATAGCAACTTTCTCAAGTGCTCCTAGCACTGCAACAGTAACAGTAACTAACGGCTCATCATTTACAAATGGTATGGCAATAAGATTCAATACTACTGACACGTTACCTACTCCGTTGAAAATAAATGTAACTTACTATATTAAGAATCTTAGTGGAAATACATTTAATATAGCATATAGTGCTACTGGTTCACTTATATCATTGTCATTAAATGGTACCGGAGTTCAAAGAGCATATGCTCTTCCTGTTATACTAACACAAGTTACAAAATCAGATCCGGTATTTGATGTAAGTTATATTTTAGGTGGTTACAGAACAATAATTACAAATCCAGGTTCAGGGTATGCAATAAACAATGCTATTACTGTATTGGGAACATCATTAGGTGGAACTACTACTAACAATTTAATACTAACCGTAACTTCAATCAATTCTGAAGGTGGTATACTATCAACTACTGCAAGTGGAACCCCACCTGGACCAGAAAATCAATACTATTTGAAAGTATTGTCAGTAAATCAAATGGCTGTGTATTCAAATGCTATATTGACATCACAAGTAAGTGGACAAAATTTCCCTTACAAGGGTATAACAACTATTACAGCAACTGCCACAACAGCAGCTACTGATTTAATTACTATAAACAGTACTAGTGATTTCAGCGTTAATGACCCAGTTGTCTTTACTGGAACAGTGTTTGGAAATATAGTTTTAGGAGCTACGTATTATATCACTGGGTATGGCCCTACAATTAGTGCTGGCAGTTTTGTTGCTACAACACAATATAGAATTAATTCATTAGGCACTACTGATTGGAACATTGCAGCAGGAACATACGGTGTTACATATAGTGTAGGAGATGTGTTTACTGCTGTAACAACAAGTTCAGGTACAGGTAATGTTACTTTGTTAACAAGAATAACGATTTCACAAACAATTGGTGGTTACACATTTGAATTAGCAGATGCTACTGGTTCCATGACAATGGCTAAATCAGGTGACTATGCATTGTTACCGGAACCATTCTACTTCAGTCCTAGTATTGTAAAATACGGAACTCGTTTATATGAATGCGTAGTCAGTAATAATGACAATGAGTTTATTTTTGGTAAGTGGGCATTACTAGATACCGGAAATAGAAATGTAAATGCACTAGACAGAATTGCAGCATACTATCAACCAACAGTTAACATGCCGGGTGTTGATTTAACCCAACTAGTATCAGGTATAACATATCCAAATAGCACTTATTTAGGTAATGCATTCGCACCAGCAGATGAATTCACATTAGATACAATTTTAACTGATAGACCATTCTACCCAACTGGTGTAGATTTAGAAGCCATCATTTGGAATGGTGTAATTTATATGGCTGCTGCTCAAACAAGCGAATATAGTTCAATTAACATGAGTGTAGATACTGATAATTGGACAATAACAAAGATAGCAAGAAATCCAATCAATATAACCAGTCTATTATATGTTAACGGTAACTATTTGATGACAGCTAATAATGGAGCAACACCGTTATTGATAAGTGAAGATGGATATCAATGGATAACTAACGGTTCATTTACCCCTTTCAGTAGTACACCATGGGACGTTGTTTCATATGATATATCTTCAATGTCTATGCCGGCGTTCTCATTGAATGAGTCAGCATATTACAATGGTATATATGTTGCTGTAGGTGATAATATTGTGTCATCAACTGATTTATATGCATGGGTAGAAAGATTTACATTTGGTGGCACTTTGACTACTAGTGAGTTTAAAGGGGTTTGCTATGCAAATACCGCTGGATTCTCTGGTTTTATGGCAGTTGGTTTAGGACAAATAATTACGTACAACAATGTTGGCAATGTGACTAATGTTGGTATAGTCTATACTAGCCCTGACGGTATTACTTGGCAACAAGTTCCAATGAATATTACAACTGATTTAAGTTTTAATAGCATTGCAGCTAGTGGACAAACAATTGTCGTAGTGGGTGATGATGGATTAATATGGACAAGTTTCAACGGAAGTATTTGGTTTAATCAAACATCTCCGATAACATCTAACTTGAACAATGTAAGTTGGAATAGTGTTAATAATACATTTATGGCAGTTGGTGATGATGGTGTGATATTATATAACTCTACAGGCACTGGTATAACATGGACAAGACAAACTTCAGGTACTACGGAAGATTTACAAAGTTCAGTATGGAACAATTCACGTGGTGAATATGTCGTAGTAGGATATAATAACACTATATTAACAAGCACTATCGCAGCAACAAGTTGGTCAGCACATGCTAAATTTATAAATCCAATAGCAGTGTATGATGTACAAGGCGATGATTTCTCTGCAGGATATGGCCCAGAAGAATTAGTTGGTGGTGTTGTAGAAGATACCATAATGATGACTGTAGCAACTCGTCCGGGTACAAACTGGGATGAAACAATTTATCAACATACTGGTTATAATGTAGTTTCTGAAGAAATATATCCAATCAATGGTACTCAAACTGATTATAGTTTTGCTAATTTAGTATCTACCCCTGCACAATTGAGTGTATTTGTTGTGAGTTATTTGACTGGAACAAGTACTACTCTTTATGAAGGAGCCGATTATTATATTGACTGGATTAATAAAACAGTATCGATATTTACCCCATTGACTTATGTATCATCTACTTTAAGAGATAGATTGCGTATTGATGTATATGAAGTGGGCAACGGAGACCAATTAGTTAAAGCAAATACAGAAACTGATCCACTAAGAATAAATCCTGTTACAGGATTTAATGAGATATATGTAAATGCTAACTATAGCGCAACTATATACAAAGGTTCAGGATTAATACGTCCTAGTACGGCTCCAATTGTTACTACTGCAACACACACTAATAGTTTTGATAATACGATAACATGTACTAGTGTTACTGAGTTTGTACTTAATGGACCTATATACTTTTCTGGATATGTTTTTGGCAATATAGTTGAAGATACAATTTATTATGTTAAATCAATAGGCGGAGTATCAAATCGAATTACTATTTCTGATAGTTATAATTCAAGTACAGGGGCTGCAGGAGATACTTTCATTTTATCTTCTGCGGACGGAAGTATGGAAGCAGTTATACAGTCTACAAACAGTGTAGTATGGACACCACCGGCTATATATCATAATGGATCATTATTGATATCGGGTATTACTGAAACTGTTTTGAGAACAAAATCAAGTACTAATACCATCACAGCTATTACTACTGGAGGATTGATTGTAGGTACACCTATCGTATTCAGCGATACTATATTTGGTGGTATAGAGCCTGGCATAATATATTACGTAAACTTAATATATGACTCAAACGAATTTACAATATCTGAAACTTTGGGCGGTTCTGATTTAGAATTAACCGATGCAACAGGTAGCGCAATATTCATAACAAATGACTATGCTATTGGATTTGCTGATAATGGAATATCTGCGGCAGTAATATTCTCTCAACTGTATGACACAACGGTTGACTATATAAGTTACACATTGTTTGGTGAAACATTCCCTATTCAATATGGATATACTATCCCGCAAGTAGAAACATTTGTTGGTGACGGGGCGACCTCTACTTTTGCTTTAAGTAATTATATATCAGATGACAGCGTTGTTAATGCAATAGTAGAAATAGACGGCATTCGCAGAACATTAGCAGAATATACTATTAGCACTATTACTAATAGTATTACGTTTAAAAATCCTCCTAGTGCAAACCCTGCGACTACAACAGCTGGTAATTTTGTAGTGGGAACTTCTTATCGTATTGCGTCATTGGGAACAACTGATTTTGTATCAATAGGCGCAACTTCTACGGCAAATGTTACTGGTTCTATTAGTGGTACATCTTTAACTATTACTAGTGTTACTTCAGGATTATTAGATTCAGGAATATGTATAACAGGTACGGGAATAACAGCTGGCACATATATTACTGATCAAATATTAACGCAGACAGCGGGCAATTTTATTGTAGGGATGCCATATAGAATAGAGTCTATTGGAACAACTGATTTCGTAGCAATAGGTGCAGCTTCAACAGCGGTTGTAACCGGTACGATTAGTAATGGTTTAGGTAGCGCAGGTAATAAACTTAATGTTACTGCTTCAACTTCAGGTGCGTTAGCAGTAGGCACTTACATAACAGGTACGGGCGTAACCGCAGGAACATATATTACTGCTTTGGGTACAGGTAAAGGCGGAATAGGAACTTATACTGTAAGTGTGTCACAAAATGTAACTTCAACTACTGTTACAGGTCAACCGTTAGTAGGTGAAGGATTTATTGCAACTGACATAGGATCTGGTACTGGAACTGCAACACAAACTAATCCCGGTGGAATAGGTTTATACACGGTTGATACTTCACAGACAGTGGCAGAAACTGCAATAACAGGTCAACCAACTGTTGGTACTGTATTTACTGCAACTGGCGCAGGCGCTGGAACTGGAGTTGTAACTGGGCTAGTAAGTGTCGCAGTAACGACATATAACTTAACCGAACGTCAGTATCTTAGCACTCAATATAATATTACTGGTATCACACAGACTAGCCAAGGTTCTGTAACAGTAACTGGTAGTCATGGGTTAGAAGAAACATATGATATGCCAGTTAATGCAGGCTATTTTGATGTTGGACAATCTTACACTATACAAACATTGGGTAATACAAATTGGACAAGCATAGGTGCAACTCAAGTAACTGATGCTACCTTAACAAAAGGCACTCAGTATATTATTAATACTTTGGGAACCGCAGATTGGACTTCAGTTGGTGCAGGTGGAACAGTAACTGGTAGTATATCTAACAAAACTATCAATGGGGTAAATACTGGAGTACTAACTGTAACTAGCGTATTGACCCCGTCGATTGTAGTGACTGATTTGGTTATTGGACAAACTTATACAATTTTATCATTAGGTACAACTACTAATACACAATGGAATACTATTGCAGGCACTACTGGAAAAACATATGCGGTAGGTAATAGAATAGATGCTCAAGTAGTCGGGACTGGTACTGGCACTGTAGCAATGAATATGGTAGCAGTTAATCAATTCCTTAGCAGTAGTAGTGTTACTGTTACTGCTGGTAATTTTAATATAGGAACTTTATATACTGTTGCAACACTCGGTACTACTAATTTCGTAGCCGTAGGTGCAGCTTCAACTGCGGTAGTAACTGGAGTTATTGGTGTTACTGTTACAGCTGGTAGTTTTGTAATAGGAAATTCATATTTTATTACAACATTAGGGACTACTGATTTCACTTTAATTGGTGCAAGTTCTAATACAGTTGGTGTTACATTTATTGCTACGGGCGCAGGAACTGGTACTGGAACTGCAACTAGACCGGGTATAGCAGGTACTACCCTTAATGTATATGCAGTTACTTCAGGTACATTAGCAGTTGGCACTTATATAACAGGATCAAATGTAGCAGGTGGCACTCGTATTACAGCATTGCTTACTGGAACAGGTGGAATAGGTACATATACTGTTAGTACTTCACAATATGTAAATTCAACTATAATAACAGGACAGCCGGCGGTTGGAAGCACATTCACTGCTACTGGAATAGGAACTGGAACTGGAACTGCATCCTCAAGCATTGCAGCAAGCACAACTATAACAGGTTTCTTAAGTGGTTCAGGTGGCGTAGGTACGTATACATTGAGTAGTCCACAAATTATAACAAGTAGAACCATGACTCTTGGTCCTAATGTAGGGGTATTATTTACCGCTACTACTAATAGTGATCCATCAGGTTCAGGCGGATTTGCATATGTAGCTAGCTTTACTGCAACTGGGGCGGGTACTGGTATTGGTGCCGGAACAATAGCGTATAGCACAACAGATTTTTCTACATTACAGTATTGGTTAAGTACATCAGCAGGAGGCACCAGTGTATTGGGTGTAAATTATCCAATAGTATTTGGAACAGTTATACCAAACTGCGGTATAACTGCCGGAAGAAGATATTATGTAACAAAAATATTAGATTCTTCAAGATTTACGGTGTCTACTCAAGTAGGGGGAGCATCTCCTAAATTAGAAACTACTACCGGTACTATGATTGGCACAATGACTCAATTATCAGTTTCACCGATTGACAACATAACTAATACTATAACACGTCCTGCATTTAGTTTATCTATTGCAGAAATAAAAGGTGGATCTCTTGATATAATAAACGTAGCTGCAACTACCGTAGGTAGTCAGTATGTTATTGTAGCTTTAGGAAACACCAATTGGAATACAGTAGGTAACACTACAGGAATCACTTATGCTGCCGGAGATTTATTGACTGTAGTAAATGTTGCTACTGGAACTACCGGTACTGTACAGCTTGCTGATGTTATAAAAGTACCGGATGTATATGGTTTGGCAGAAGGTCAAGATGTTATATTTAAAATAAATCAAACTAACGCTGGTTCATTTTTAGTTGGGTATGCGTATGTTATTAATGATTTAGGTAGTACCACACAATCACAATGGAACACTATAGCAGGTACCTCAAGTGTAATATATAAAGTAGGAATGGGATTCACTGCTGCAACTGTTGGTACTGGTACTGGAACTGCTGTGTTAGTTGACGTAGGTGGATTGAATACATCCGGTGAAACTTATTTTGTTAAAACAGTTATATCTAACCCATCAACATTATACGGAAGCTATTTCATAGTCGAAGATCAATATGGCACAGTACCAACATTGTCAACTACTATGTATGAAATTGTAGCATACATTGGTGGTACTCCTACTATCAGAATTAATACAGCTACTGATACAAACTTAATACAAAATAATGTAGTACGTATTGACGGTACGATTGGTTCAGTTCAATTGAATAATAATATATACTATGCTAAGATCATACGCAATAATATTATTGATATCTACACAGAGCCATACAATCCAGCATTATATGCAGAAAATTACCCAGTAATATCATCTTACACTTATGTGTCTGGTGGTTACATTTGGGTAGATGAGTTGTTCACAGTCGCTGACACTTACGCAACTGCATCTAGTTCAAATGGTAATAGAATTACAGTTGCTGATACTAGCATGTTAGTACCGGCTACCCCTGTGTATTTTACACAATCAGGTTCTGAGATAGGTGACGATTTATTAGGCGGAGTAAAAGCTAAAACTGAATACTATATATTACAAGTAAGACCTGAAATCGCAGCTGGTAATTTTATAGTAGGAAACTATTATGAAATTTCTATTCTTGGCGATACTAATTGGAATACCATGTCTGGTATAACTTCAGTAAATGCAGGTTCATTTGTAGTAGGATATACATATCAAATTACTTCAGCAGGTAATACTGATTTTACAACTATTGGTGCAACATCAAATACAGTAGGCGTAATTTTTGTTGCTACTGGAGTTGGTTCTGGTACCGGAACTGCTAATATAATATACGTTGCCGGTGATGTTTTTGAAGCAGCATCTGCTGGTAGTGGTACTGGATTTGCTTTGGGATTACAAGAATTTACTATAAGTGAAAAGAGATTCCCAGATGAAGCTGAAGTCACGTTAATCGATGATAGTTCAAGTGCTATTGAAAATACAATACACGTATCACAATTCCAACAAGTTAATGTTGATAGATTGTGGGTAACAATTAACGGTTATAGAGTACCGTCATCATCATTAAGATTGAATCCTTATAATAATTTAAGTATTTTAGCTACAGTAAATACCGGAGACGATGTAATTATTACTAGCATGATGCCTACAGCTACACCAAATGAAGAAGTGTATCTATTAAACGTGCCAATGGTAGCAGATTCATCAGTGTATAGGGCAAACACACAAACTAGAACATGGTTGGTTGAACCACTAAGATACGTAGATGACACTATTTATTTAAATGACATTAGTAGAGTTACGGATACCCTTACACAAGTATCAACGGTTCCTGCTGAGTTAGATGGAAAATACAGCATAGGTGTTGTTGGTACTAAGAACACGATCACTAGCGTAACTGTTTACAACAACACAACTGACGCATGGATAGATCCAGCTGTATACTCGCTTGTAATAGTTGATTTTGCTCCTATCTTAGAAATCGACAGTGAAGTTTCTGAGGGAGATTCAGTCACTATCACTATTATTGAAGGAAGATTATTGTACATCAATGGAGAACAGATTGGATTTGGAAAGTGTGACTTAATAAACAACACCGTAACTGAATTATCTAGGGGAACAAATGGAACCGGGCAGCAAACTTACATACCGTTGTATGCTGAAGTCTTTGGTATGTTACCATCTAATCAGATGACCAGTGTATTATATTCTGACACATGGAACCCAATCCCAGGAATTTACAATACAGTTGACGGAGATCCATTGCAGATTGCATATACCCAAGGTGCAAACTTCTTGCGAGGCGACATTAATTAAAAGATAAATAAATATATGAACGAAAAAGTGGAAGAAAACAAACAAAAACAGCCCGAAAATCCTGGCCCTAAGCCAAACGAAACGGGCGGATTTTACTTTTCTTCCAGTATTAAAATAACAGACCCGAATACAAAAGAAGTATTAGTCCAGATGCGAGGCGATAATTAATGTCAGTAATAACACTATCATATAAAATAGAAGGATTTTTAAAAATCTACGACCCCAACAACGGGGAAGTATTTGTAGATAAGAAAAATGCTATCAACTACGAAAATATGTCAGAAGCTATGGCTGACACGTTAAGCAGTCGCGGGTATGGGGAAATATATCAAATGGCGTTTGGTAATGGGGGCGCAAGCGTTTCAAATACCGGCGTTATTACTTATTTGCCACCAAATGTAACTGGAGTCAATGCTGCTCTTTACAATCAAACTTACGCTAAAATCGTAGACGATACTAGCGTTTTTAATCTTGACCCTACACGTAACAAAATGACTGTAGCACATACTACGGGCAAAGTATATAGCGACATTTTGGTCCAATGTTTGTTAGATTACGGCGAACCCGCAGGGCAAGCTGCGTTTGATAATAGTACACAGACGGATTCAGCTTACGTTTTTGACGAATTGGGATTACTTGCTAGATACGGGACAAGTGAAACCGGTGCAGTAATTACTAGATTGCTTACCCATGTTATATTTCACCCGGTCCAAAAGAGTCTGAACAGACAAATCCAGATTGATTACACAGTCAGGATCCAAAGTTTGACGAATTTAATAACAATATAAGATAAATAATAGATACGGAGTAATTTCAAAATGGCATATACAATTGTAAAGAGTAATGGTCAAGTACTGACAACCATTGCTGACGGTACTATCAATACTAACAGTAGTTCACTATCCTTACCGGGAAGGAACTACGCTGGATATGGTCAATACGTTGACACTAACTTTGTCTGGCTGACTGAAAATTTTGCTAATTCTAGCCCACCTAGCAATCCTCTAGCAGGTCAATTGTGGTTCAATACTAACAACAGCACAATGTACGTATGCCCAACAGACGGTACTACTACAGCATCTAGTTGGTTAGCATTAACTTCTACTGCCAGTGGCGGAACTACTACGTTTGGTGCCATTACTGTTACTGGAAATATTATAGGTAACAATCTTAGTATCGCTAACAATATAACAAGTGCTAACATAACCGTATTCAATGCTAACGTAACTACTAGGGCTAACGTAGTTTTGGCTAACGTTACTACTGGTAACATTGGAACATTGTATACTACTATTATATCAACTGGGGCAACTACCACACTCGGATCAATAACAGGTACATGGACATTAAATGGTACTGGAACAGCTAATAGTGTAGCTGGTACTGGTATGTATGTTCAAGCTGGTAATATTGTAGTTAATAATTCTGGTAACACATACGGTATTAAGACTGACCGTTACATGTACGCAAATGGAGCTGCTATAAGTTTTAGTGGCACATATACAAACGGAAATGTTTATGATTACTTGACAGGTTCTAATTCAGCTTCTAGATTTGCTGGAGCATTAGCTCCTTCTAGTCTTACAACTACTAGTCTTACTACTGGAAGTTCTTCAATAGCAGGACAGATTACAGGTAACTGGACATTGGGTGCTAGCAGTAGATTGAATGCAACATACGCTGATTTGGCAGAAAGATTTGAAGCAGATGCATACTATGATGCAGGTACTGTAGTTGAATTGGGCGGTGAAAAAGAAATTACTAGCGTAAGATACGAATTGAGTGAAGATATCTTTGGTGTTATTTCTGACACTGCTGCTTATTTGATGAATTCGGGGGCAGGAGATAATTCAACGCATCCTCCGGTTGCAATGACAGGTCGTGTTCAAGTTAAAGTTAAAGGCATAGTTAAAAAGAATGATCGTTTGGTTAGTGCAGGAGAAGGCATAGCACGAGCAGCTAAACCAGGTGAAGCTACAGCATTCAATGTTATTGGTCGTGCTTTAGCAAACAAAACTGATAATAGTATTGGGACAGTATTAGCAATTGTTACTGTATCTAGATAAGGATTTTAAATGTCATATGCTGTTAATGGAGCAATTCAATCCTTAGACTTTAATAATTTAGTAGGAACTAACCCAAATACTACTAGTGGTACATTAAATACAGTATGGTCTACGGGTAGGTCAAATGCTGGATATGGACAAACTGCCTTAGCACAAATCAGTGGTACTAGTGCAATTGCAGCTACAGGTCAATGGGCAAATTTAGTAACTTATACTAATAACTGTGCATCACATCAAGGTACATCAATAACAGCAATGTCTACTCCTGCAGTAGGTAGTGCAGTTTCTTCTGTGTCTGCGCTTCCAACTAATCTCACAACAATATACGCACCTAGGTTAAATGCAGCCACACAAGGGACAACGACAGCAAATACTGCTACTACGGTAGCTACATGGAGTGCTAGTGCAACTTTTACGCATACTGTTACCTTTGCAAATGGAGATGCGGCTAGATATTTCTTTAATTCAGGTGGGCAACTAAAAGTTACATGCGCCCACTCTAACTCTACTGCTGGTATTAATTTATTGTTTAACAATTTAGCTAGTAATGTAGGAACCGTAGTTATTAGTGCGCCAAACTCTGGAACTGCAACTATTGCTGCTACTTCATATTCCGGAGTACAAAAAGTAGGAGGAGGTGGAACTACACCGACGATTTTGACAAACAATGGTTATTATGCATTAACTGCTAGTAACGCTAATATTTTTACTCAATTAGCATCTACCGGTCCGTCTACTTATTTGTCAACTTTTATACGTATAATTGCAAAATCAAACGGAGCAAACGTAAGTGGAAATCTTGATGCCGGTAGTGTAATTACACTATATACAATCTGGGATGAAGTGCCTGATGGATTAGTAGTAGGGTCTGGTTCTACTACCACAGTTACTGCACAAATACCCGAAACAACATATTTAAGTAATAGTTGGGGAACAATTACTATAGCGGGAAGTGTTGTAGTAGCATAAATATATGAACAGGAATTTTTAAATGACTTACGCACAATATGGTAATATACAAGCATCAGACTATAACGGTTTCTTGGGTGGGAACCCTGTTACAACTTCTGGTAAATTAAATACAGTTTGGGCAACTGGTGGAACCAATGCTGGTTATGGTCAAACAGCTTTAGCAAATGTAGCAGCTGGAAATGTAGTTTATGCTACCGATTGGGCTAATTTAGTAAACAAAACTGCTAATTCTGCAACTCACCAAGGCGCATCAATCACTAGCGTATCTGCTCCGGTGACCGGTGGAAATGTCACTTATGTGTCTGCAATTCCAACAAATCTTACTACAATATATACTAGCAGATTAAACGCCGCAACACAAGGTAGTACACTTTCAAACGCAGCTACATATAATAGTACATGGTCCGATGCTTTAACTTTTACACATACTATATCTTTTGCAAATGGCGATGCAGCTAGATATTTCTTTAATTCAGGTGGTCAATTAAAAATAACATGTTCTCATGCTAATAACACATCAGGTATCAATTTGTTATTCAATATGCTAGCGAGTAACATAGGAACTGTTGTTATGAGTTCCCCAACTTCAGGGACTATAACTATAGCAGCTAGTCAATATTATGGAATCACAAAAGTTGGTGGAGGTGGATTAACCCCTACACTTAGTGTAAATTCAGGTTATTATGGATTAACTACCGCTAATACACAAATTATCAGACAGCAATCATCGACGGGTCCTGCAACATACTATTTAGGAACCTTTATATCTATGAACGCCAAAACAAACGGAACACAAGGTGCAAACGGTGACAACGGAAGTGTAATTACTATATACACCTTGTGGGATGAAGTACCAAACGGATTAACAGCAGGTTCTGGTTCTACTACTACGGTTACTGTGCAAGCCCCAGAAACAACATATTTAAGTAATAGTTGGGGAACAATCTCTGTTGTTGGAACGGTATCCGGTTCATAATTTTTTAACAACGTATCTATATCCATCTAAATACTCATAGGAGTACACATGGATACAATTACACTAATCACCGAAGCTAAAGCCCGCTTTAGTCACAATGCAGCCAAAGCATATTTAAAAGACAAATACGATAGTAAGTTTATTATTGCTGAACAATCTGGACTTTGGCGTGCTAACTTAGAGACTATAAATTTTTTAAATTCATCTAGTGATGAATGGGTAATTTTAATTGACAAATTTGAAAACCCAGTAAAGGTTCTTAGAGCACCTCTATTAGATAAACTTGCCATAACTTATAAAACAGTTATGGAAGAATGGCATGCAGAATGGTCTGAACTAGAGAACAAGAGATGAGTAAGGGCGTATTACTGTTTGCTTTCAATAGCCCAAAGTATAACTACTATGAAATGGCAGTAGCAACTGCCAAAAGAGTTAATCATTTTTTGGGTCTACCTGTAACAATGGTCACTGATAGTGAATCATTGCCAGTCAAACAAACATATCAGTTTGATAATATTGTTATGGCACCCGCTGATAAAACTAATTTCAGAGATTGGGGTTTATGGATTAACAAAGGTAGATACCGCGCATATCAGTTTAGTCCTTATGATGAAACTATCTTATTAGATACAGATTACATGATTAATTCAGATAAACTATTAAAGACTTTTGAATTACCTACTGATTTTTGCTGTCACGATACAACTAGTTTTTTGATGCATCCAGAATCTGCACAAGAAGCATTGAGTGCATATAGTTTTAACACGTTATGGGCTACGGTAGTTATGTTTAGAAAAACTGGTCGTGCTAAACAAATATTTGAATGTTTAGAAATGATTCAAAATAATTTTGAACATTATGCAACCATGCATGGATTCATATCGGCAACTTTTAGGAATGACTATGGATTATCTTTAGCCACTAGAATTGTAAATGGACATACGGTGTCTAAAAGGGATGTTATACCGTGGAATCTATTACATGTAGGAAAAAATACAACTATGTATAGGAATAACGACAGTGAACTTAATACTGAGTATACTGTGTTATTTGACAATTGGAGTCGCGGGAAAGTTCGCAAAGAATATCTCACTATAAAAGATACTGATTTTCATGTGATGACTAAAGAAAACTTTATGGAGTTAATCACGTATGAATAAAGGTTTTGTAATAATGGCACAAGATACTAATAAAGTAAGCTATACAAAATGTGCCGAAAAACTAAGTAAGAGTATTAAGCGAGTGATGCCTGATGCTAATGTAACGATTATTACTACTGAAATGTTACCACATGGTGATTTAGCTCCTTACAACGATTGGAAATTAATCAATGACTGGCAAGTGTATGAAGCAAGTCCTTATGATTACACTATTAAGCTAGAAGCTGATATGTATGTTCCTAGAAATATAGACCATTGGTGGGATGTATTAAAAGATAGGGACGTTGTAGTTTCATCTGCAATACGAGATTATAAGCAAGAAATATCAACTGTAAGATTGTATCGTAGATTTATTGATGATAACAAGTTACCTGATGTGTATAATGCTATAACCTATTTTAAGAAGTCACCTATCGCTGAAGAATTTTATAAATTAGTTAGAGAAATCTTTACAAATTGGGAGGAATATAAGAAAGTTTTACAATGTAACTATCGTGAATATGCTACCACTGATTGGGTATACGCTATTGCATGTCATATTATGGGCAAAGAGAAAACAACACTGCCCACATTTAATGAAATGACAATGATACATATGAAACAATATATTGCCGGTACACCCACTGATGATTGGACAGACACACTATTATATGAATTCTTACCTGATCAAATTAGAATACAGACTATACCTCAGCAATATCCATTTCACTATCATGTGAAAACTTTTTGTGATAAAATAACATTATGAAACATGAAGATGATTATGTTCTAATATGGGAAGCTCCTAAGTTAGAAGCACCTGAATTTAGATTATACTATGATGACCATGGTGCAGTAATTTGCTATACTGGAGATAAATCAGTAGAAGGAAACTATATTGTAATTGATGCTCAAACTTTTGCTGAAGCTAGACCTGATGTGCGAGTAATAGATGGCAGAGTTTCAAGAGTGCAACCAAACGCAGTAGTCTATAAATTAATGCCTGATGTAGAAGAAGGTATAACATGTCATCCAGACGATGTTAGTGTAATCGTTGACAGTAAAGAAAAACATACTAAATGGAAATTAAACATATATGAACTCCAATGATATTATTGATGTTGCAGATTTAGATTGCATCTATCTAAGCTATGATGAGCCACAGAAGGAAGAGTTTTGGCTTAAGATTAAAAATATGATACCGTGGGCTAAACGTGTAGATGGAGTTAAAGGCTCTGACGCTGCACATAAAGCAGCAGGCAAAGCTAGCGACACGGAACGATTCATTCTAATTGATGGTGATAATATGCCCGAAGAAAGTTTCTTCAATATGCAATTAGATTTTAGCAATAAGGATTCTAAATTTAAATTGGCTCAGTTTCGTTGGAAAGCAGTTAACAGCATCAATGGATTACGTTATGGTAATGGTGGTATGAGTAGTTGGACAAAGACTTATGTTAGTGAAATGAAAACCCACGAAAATCAAACTGAAGGGGATATAACACGTATAGCTGATTTCTGCATGGATAGTAAAGATAATCTATATTGGGCTATGTATGATTGCTATTCAACTACGTACCCAAACTATACTCCGTTTCAAGCATGGCGTGCTGGATTCCGTGAAGGTGTAAAGATGTGTTTAGACCGCGGCGCCAAACCTACAGTAGACCAATTCAAAGAAACTGTTGCTAGCCGTAACTTAAACAACTTAACTATCTGGCATAATGTGGGTGCAGATGTTGAAAATGGATTGTGGGCTATATACGGAGCGAGACTCGGTACATACATGACCATGCTAACTGATTGGGAACACACAGATGTTCAGTGGTTTGATAACTATATAATAATGTGGGAAGAACAAGAATATAATAGAGATCCAGAGCGTGAAGCAACATTATTAGGTGCAGCATTACATGATAAACTTGGATTGCCAATGTGTACTTTGGGAAAAGAACAAAGTAAGTTTTTTAAACGTCATTACAATGCCGACAAACACAACCTAGGTCCACTAGTAACAGAGATGGATGTAATTCGCAAGATAGAAGGTTGGTAATGAGCAATGAACAACAACGAATAAAAGACATTAAGATCAAGATTGAAAATGAAGTAGGTTCTACTTTCTGTCTTGCCAAATGGCATCATGTCACGATGTATTTGCAATCAGGTGAAACACATAGTTGTTATCATCCCAAACCGCATAAAATCCCTTTAAGGGAACTTAAAGACAATCCGTCTGCATTACATAATACTTTAGAAAAAAAGACTGAACGTAAGTTAATGCTTGAAGGGGAGAAACCTTCGGGATGCCAGTACTGCTGGAACATTGAAGCAATGGGCCCAGACTATATTAGTGACCGTCATATTCGTAATGCATCTATCTTTACAGAAGAACGATATGAGCAAACTGTTAAGGGACCTTGGGATCAGAATATTAACCCAGAATACTTAGAGATTAATTTTGGTAACGAATGTAACTTCAAATGCGGTTACTGTCACCCAAAGTATAGTACAAGTTTCTACAATGAAATAAAAACTAACGGTCCTGTTAATACAGTAAAGAATCATCGTTGCGACATTGATTGGATGAGACTATATCAGCGTGAAGAAGAAAATCCGTACGTTGATGCATTTTGGCAATGGTGGCCTGAATTACGCAAGACATTGAACATCATGCGGGTTACAGGTGGCGAGCCTACTATGCACACTAGCACTTGGAAATTATTGAAAGAGATTGACCAAGACCCTATGCCTTGGTTAGAGTTGAACATCAATAGCAATTTAGGCACTAAAACTAGTCTAGTTGAAAAACTAAGTGATAGTGTAAAGACGCTATGTGATGATAAAAAGATTCGTGCTTTCAAGTTATTCACTAGCATGGATACATGGGGTCAACGTGCTGAATATATTCGCACTGGTTTAGATTTAGAATTATGGGAAAAAAATTTCCACACCTACTTAACTAGAACTGATAGCCCAATCACGTTTATGATTACCTTCAACATTTTTAGTGTGACTACCTTTAAGTCATTGCTAGAGAAAATGTTAGAATGGAGAAATCAATATGGATGGTATGATGATATAAAAAGCCATCGTGTTCGTTTTGATACACCTTATTTGCGTGATCCAATTCAATACGATATGAATATTCTTCCTAAAGAAGAATTCATGCCTTACATGCACGAATCATTAAAATTTATGGAAGACAACTTAGACGATAATGCTAGCAATAAGTTTACTACGGTAGAATATGAAAAGTTCAAGCGTGTAGTAGATTACATGGCAGAGACAGTTTATCCAGAAAACAAACTGGTTGAAGGTCGCAGAGATTTTTATAATTGGTTCAACGAATTAGATGAGCGTAGGGATACAGATATGTTATCTATTTTTCCAGAGTATATAAAGTTCTATAGATTATGTCAAGAAGCTAATCAGTTAAATCCATTATGAATAAAAACTATAGATTAAATGAAAGTAAAACTTTTTGTATGGCACCTTGGGTGCATTTGCATACTAATCCCAGTGGAGTTGCTGCCCCGTGCTGCATAGCACAATCATGCTCAACCTTCGACGGTGTAGGAAATGCAAAATCTCAATCATTAATGGAGTTAGTAAATTCTCCTAAAATGAAACAATTGCGTTTAGACATGCTAAACGATGTTAAAAATCCTGAATGTGCAACTTGTCACAATATAGAAGAATATGAAATACAAAGTAGTAGAGAGCATTTAAATATAGATTGGGGAAAAACATACTATGATGAATGTATTGAAGATACACTATCAGATGGTTCTTTAACTGAATTTAAAATGCGATACTTTGATATCAGATTTAGTAATATTTGTAATTTCAAATGTAGGTCTTGTGGTTCCTCATTCAGTAGTCAATGGGAACAAGAAGATTTAAAAAATAACTTAGTATATGCTAGAACGATACCAAAAAATGATAATAAAAATTTCTTAAATGATGTAGTTGATCAAATTCAATATATGGATCAAGCATACTTTGCAGGCGGTGAGCCATTGATAACAGAAGAACATTATATCTTGTTGGAAGAAATGATCAAACAAGATAAAACAAATATAAAATTACGGTATAATACTAACTTGAGTAATTTAAAGTTTAAAGACAAAGATTTACTTGGGTTGTGGAAGCATTTTAAAAATGAAATAATGATCTCAGCTAGTATAGACCACTATGGTGAACGTGCAGAATATATACGGCACGGAACTGATTGGGCAACAGTTGAAAATAATTTCAAAATAATACGTAAATTGCCATATCTGAAGTTACAAATGCATTCTGTATTGAGTGTGTTTAACATGTTAACTATGCATGAATTTTATCAATATTTGGTTGACAACCAGTTATATGATAAGAAAAATTACCCTAACACAATATATAATTTAGATATTCCCGAAATATTATCATGTAATATATTGCCACCGGAATACAAAGAAAAAGGAAAGTATAGTTTAGAAATGGTTGTATCAATGCTATCAAAGCAAAAATTTAGAAAATATCATATTGATATGATAAAAAACGTAATTCCAAAAGCGTTAGCTAATGACACATGGGAAGATAAGAAAGAAGAATTTAGAAACGAGATACATAGATTAGATAAAATACGAGGGGAAGATTTTAGTAAAACTTTTCCAGAACTAGCAGGATTACTATGAACAAAGAATATCTATTAAACGAAAGTAAAACTTTCTGTATGTTTCCCTGGGTGCATTTAAATGTTACTCCTAAAGGAGATATCTACCCCTGCTGTAGTAATGACTATACAGTACCATTTGGTAACACTAAACAAACTAGCCTTAAAGAAGCATTTAACAACGAACAGATGAAGCAATTGCGTTTGGATATGTTGAATGACAAACCAAACAAGATATGTAACTTCTGCTACAAGCACGAAGAAGCAGGGCCTCATAGTTTTAGAAACTATAGCAAAGAACACTTTGCTAAACACTTTGATACAACTGTTCCTACTACACAAGCTGACGGAACTGTTCCTGACTTTAAGATGCATTACTTTGACATACGTTTTAGTAACATATGCAATTTCAAATGCAGAACATGTGGAAGTGAATTCAGTAGTCAATGGGGAGCAGAGATGCGAGCCAATCATGATCCAAAGCATCCTATCGTTATCCATGCTGATGAAAAGGGTAATCTATTACGTGAAGTATTAGAACAAGTAGAACATATTGACCTAGCATACTTTGCAGGCGGTGAACCAACGCTAACAGAAGAACATTATCTGATGTTAGAAGAAATGATTCGCAAAGGTCGCACAGACATTACACTACGTTACAATACAAACGCTAGTAATATCAAGTTTAAAGACTATGACTTGCTAGACATGTGGAAACACTTTAAAAAGATTGAGTTAAGTTGTAGTATTGACCATTATGGAGAACGTGCAGAATGGTTGCGTCATGGAACTGACTGGGGATTGGTTGAAAGTAATCTACTAAAGTTTCGTGATTTAGATTATGTTTCGTTTCAATTGAATACAGTATTCTCAATATTCAATTACTCAACTATTGGTGAATTTTATTCTTATCTAAAAAGTAAGGGTATTATTCGCAGAGATGATTGGTATCATAGTCTCTACTTAGCAGTTCATCCTAGCTATTATAGTGGTAAGAGTTTACCCAAAGAACTAAAAGTCGAAGCAGCAAGTAAAGCATTAGCCTGGGCACAGAATAACGAGGGCGACGGTACATCATTGTCCCGCTTAGTAACCGATGCGGTTAATTTTGCCAAAGAAGATGATTCTTGGGGAGCAAATAAACAAACTTTTATGTTACACACAGGGTCAAGTGATAGGATACGCGGGGAAAGTTTATGGAAAACATTCCCTGAATTAAATAAATTACAAGAGTTGATGGAGTAAAAATGCAAGACCCAATCGTAGTAGAAAATTTAGTTAAACATGGTAAACACTTTTGTGTATTACCTTGGGTACATTTTCATTCATGGCCCGATGGTAAGGTAATGCCTTGTTGCGTTGCGGATAGCAATATGCCCGTAGCATCAATAAAAAACAATGAATCTATTATTCAGATGATGAATAGTGAAGATTACAAGAAGATGCGTACTAAAATGCTGAACGATGAACCAGTCGAAGCCTGCAAGCGTTGTTATGATTTAGAAATTATGGGCACATGGACAATGCGTCAAAGTCATAACAAGCGCAGGGGACTTGAGTATGTAGATATGATTTCAAAAAACACAACCAAAGATGGTAGTCTAACTGAATTCAAAATGAAGTATATGGACTTGCGTTTTAGTAACATGTGTAATATGAAATGTCGTAGTTGTGGTCCTGGATGCAGTAGCCTTTGGGCACAAGAGTTTGTGGACGAGAGGGGTGTTGACGTTTACGAGGAATATTTCAAAACTAGAAAAGTTGTAATCAACGCTTCTGAAGAAATGGGTTTTATGGACAAACTAAAGCCTTATCTTAAAGACGTACTAGAAGTTTATTTTGCAGGCGGGGAGATTATTATCACTCCTGAACACTATGAATGTTTAGATTATTGGATTGAAAATGGCTTAACTAAACAAGTTGAGTTGACTTATACTACTAACTTTAGTTCATTGAAATACAAAGATAAAGACTTGATTGGGTATTGGAAGAAGTTTCCGCAATTAAAAATATGGGCTAGTTTAGATGCTGAAGGTAAAGTAGCAGAGTCTATCCGCAAGGGAACAGACTGGGAGCGCATCGTTAAAAATATGAAAACTCTTAAAGAACAAGTTCCTCATGCACAGTTTCAAATTACTCCAACTATAAGTATATGGAATGTTTTTGATTTCCCTGACTTCTTTGATTACATGGTAGATGAAGGGTTTATCGATGTTCGTAGCAGCAGTCCTAGATTTAACCTAGCAACTAATCCATGGTATGCAAATATTATGATATTACCAGTATCGGTTAAGCGTAGACTGATTGAATTATATCGGGTATATGCTGAAAGATATGAAAATGTAAATCAAGACATTGCCAATGGATTTAGAATGATTATATATAACTTAAATGTAGGTGATGAGAACAAAGGCGGTATATTAGAGTTTAAAAAATTCAATGATGAATTAGATGAATTTAGAAATGAAAAACTAGAAGATATTGTTACGGGACTTAAAGAGGTATATGCATGGGCAGAAAGCTAATAGCTATTGAAGCCCCAGAACCATATTTGGCAATTACGTGGCAAGTTAACAATTACTGTAATTTTAAATGCAGTTATTGTAATCCGGGCAATTGGGGCGGGACTGATGTAAATGATGGCAACACCGATTTATACATCAAAAATTTAGAAACGATAATCAATCGTTACAAAGATGTAGGCTATAAAAACTTTAAGTTTTTCTTTAGTGGTGGAGAACCTACTGCATGGCGCAACTTCATACCAATTTGTGAATGGTTATACAATGAGTTACCACACGCTACATTAGCAGTTAATACAAACTTAAGTCGTCCATTGAAATGGTGGGAAAAGAATCATCACTTGTTTGACGATGTGGTTGCTAGTTTTCACGTAGAGTTTGCAGATAAACAACGTTATGAAGAAAATAGTATATTCTTATGTGACAAGGTAAACTACCTAGCTACTAAAATGCTATTGCATGAAGAAAAGTTTTGGGAAGTAGTTGAGTTCGGTAAGCATTTGAAAACAGTAATGCCAAACTACTTCTTAGAGTGGACTCCGTTGTTTGATGAGATGAGTGTAAATGCAGGTCCATGGTCATATAAAGATTCAACTAAAACTCAATTTATAAATGACTGTACCTCTGAACATCATCAGTCTAAACCAAAACCAAACAAAAGAACAAATTTCACCGTCAGCTATAATAAATATGATGACAATCATACTGAAGTATGTAATAGTAATGAAGTAATTGTTGCTGGTAATAATTTCTTTAAGGGTTGGCAATGTAATGTAGGTGATGCAATTTTTATTAATCCAACGGGAGAAATGAGTTTAGCAAGTTGCGGAATGGGCGGTAACGTAGGGCATATATTGAAAGATATAAAACGTGTTGGTCCCAAACAAATAATGTGTGCCAAAGAACATTGTCATTGTGGCACCGATATTATTATACCTAAGTATTTAAAAAATGAATAATATTAAAATAGTTTACAGTTGGATTGGACCAAAAGGTCCAATCATGAATACAGAATTACCTAACATATTGTGTTTTGCTAATGTGACAACAGATGTGACTGTCAATTCACAAAAATTTTGGGCAGATGGTTTATATCATAGCGTATTTTTAAATACTGAACCATATCAATTAGCATCTACTATAGATATAAACGAGAATGATACTTTCATATATCCGTTTACGTTAGCATGGAGGCATTCTATGACAACGTATTTTACTCCATTCAATGGTATATTAGAATACTCACACACCCCTGATAATATAATACATCAAGTTCGTACACATAAGGGCTATTTTTTATTAGAATATGCAGTTGAGGCTTTCATTAGGCCGGACCATTTGAGTTTGATTCATACTTATTTCAAAAATTATGATATTCCCTTATGTAAAGTAATATATATTACTGGATGCATGAATGCATTAGAGAGATATGAGGTTTGGTGCCAGCAAAACGGTATACCTGATACTCCAAAAGATAGAATTAAATTAGTATCTTACCCTACTAGTAGGTACAATTTAGCAAGCCATATGTTAAATAACACTGAACCAAATTACAATACAGAGTTTGTTCCTGATAAATTATTTCTATCTTGGAATAGAAGATTTAGACCTCACCGTACAATACTGACTCTAGCATTAGATAAATTAGAAATAGTAGATAGAAGTTACTTTAGTATGGGTAGAAATGATCCTGAATTTGGCGATCAATTATTTGAAAACAACCTGTGGGTAAATGTATATAGTCATAATATGTTCAATCTAACCGTTGAAGACCTTAATAAGTTGTTAGTCAAATTACCTTTAATAGTAGATGGCAAAACTGAAATACATGACATGTGCATAGATAGTTTAAGTGAGGCTAGAACATTTTATCAGAACAGTTTGATAAGCATAGTTACAGAAACCAATTTTGATTTAGAAGAAGTAACCTTAACTGAAAAAGCATTTAAGCCCGCAAAAGAAAAACACCCCTTCATATTAGTGGGAGGTCAAGGATCATTAAAAGCTATGCGTGATGAAGGCTTTATGACATTTGGTCAATTTTGGGATGAGTCCTATGACAATATAACTGATTGGCAACAACGCTTACATAAAATTATAGAAATAGCAGAACAAATTAGTAAATGGAACGATGAACAGATAATTGACTTTAAAAGAAAAGTACAACCAATATTAGACTATAATTATAATGTATTGAAAACTAGTAGTACCAAACATGTAGCAGAAAAAATTAAAAATTTAATAGGAAATACATAAAATGAAAAAAATATTAGTGTGTGGTGCCGGAGGATTTATAGGTTCTCATTTGGTAGAGAGTTTAAAGCAACAAAGACATTATGTCATTGGAGCTGATTTGAAATATCCTTTATATTCAGAATCACCGGCAGATGAATTTCGTATAATGGATTTGCGTAATCAAAGAATTGTAGAACAATTGATTACAAGTGATATTGATGAAATATATCAACTTGCTGCTGATATGGGTGGCGCAGGATATATCTTTACAGGTGAACATGATGCTGACATTATGCATAATTCTGCTATGATTAATCTGAATATATTAGATGAAATGCAGAAGAAAGGTGTAAAGAATGTTTTCTATTCAAGTAGTGCATGTATGTATCCTGAGCATAATCAAACAGACCCTAACAATCCATTACTAAGTGAAGATAGTGCATATCCAGCAGCACCTGATAGTGAGTATGGTTGGGAGAAGTTGTTTAGTGAAAGACTGTATATGTCTTACGCACGTAACTATGGCATGCGTGTACGCATTGCACGTTTTCATAACATCTTTGGTCCCAAAGGTAGCTGGAACAATGGCAAAGAAAAAGCACCTGCTGCATTATGTCGTAAGATAGCGATGTGCAATGAAAAAGGTTTGGTTAATGTTTGGGGTCCAGGTAATCAAACACGTAGCTTCTTGTACATTGATGAATGTATAGAAGGTATGCAACGTATTATGGCTAGTGATTGTGAATTTCCTTTAAATTTAGGTAGTGAAAGAATGATTAGTATTAATCATCTTGTATTCTTGATTGCTAAATTAGTCAATAAAAACATAGCGATAACTAACATAGATGGTCCTATGGGAGTAAGAGGTAGAAATAGTCATAACAAATTGATTAAAGAAACTATTGATTGGGCTCCTAATGAAAATCTAGAATATGGATTGATACAAACATACAATTGGATAGAAAATCAAATAAAGAACAATAAAGTAGACCATGAGTGATTTAAATACCAAATGGGTATTGGAGAATTTTAGTGACAAACCTATTAATTTTTTTGATATAGGTGCAGCACAAGTTAGCGGTGATGCAATAGTTTTTAAGACTATGTTACCTAACGCAACTATATATGCTTTTGAATGTGCAGAAATATATAGAGAACATAATTTTCAATTTGCACAATGGTATGATATAAAATATTTTCATTGTGCTATGTCAGATAAAAACGGAACAGCTACGTTTTATCCATCAGACACATATAATGGAAATCATCATCCTTATTCAGGTAGTATATGTAAACCTACTACTACTATTACTTCTTTCGGCGAGTTTGTTTGGGGAGAACCTTATGCAGTTGAAACTATTAGATTAGATACCTTTTGTGATAAACATAATGTATCCCCTGACATAATACACATTGATGTACAAGGAGCAGAGTACAAAGTTCTTAGCAGTATGGGTAATTATAGACCGTTGTGTATCTGGGCAGAGGTTAATGAATTTGAAAATTGCTATGAGACTAATATAAAATACAAAGATTTTAATGAATTGATGATTAGTTTAGGATATATCAAGCACCATTCAACCGGATTAGATGAGTTATACGTTTTGAGCAATCTAGTAGTTACGCCATACTACGAAAAACATAAATAAAACGGGTACTTTGTAAAGATATTAAATAGTCTATAGAGGAGACTATTTTTTGGATTTCAATTTAAAATCACTTGCTACAGAGAAGTTAGTACCAAAAGAAAGACCAACTGAAGATATAGCAGATGCACGCCATCGTAGTATGATGGAAGCAATTGCACCTTATGCAAAACCCACAGTACAAAAGAATTTAACCCCGGTCTATGTAGATTACAAAACCCGTAATACTAAATTAGTACTAGTATTGTGCCCAGAATGGAGTCCATATATGCCGCCGTTTAGTCTAGCCAGACTGAGTGGTATTGCTAAAAGTTCAGGATATGAAACTCATATAATGGATTTAAATGTACGTGCATATAATGCAAACATAAAAGATTGGGAACCAAACAACAAATTACCATTTAGATTATGGGACCCTAGTAGCAGTTGGCACTGGTTGGGTGAGACTTACATGAAAGATATTCATCCGTTATTAGAACCTATACTTACTAAAGCAATAGATGATATTGTTGCTATTAACCCAGAAGTAGTGGGTTTTAGTGTATACTACATTAGTGAAGAACCCACTAAGTGGATGTGCCAAGAACTTAAGCGTAGATTACCTAACGTAAAGATTGCAGTTGGAGGTCCTAACGTACACAAGAGTTGGTTCAAAACAGAACCCTATTATGATTATGTTGTTGTAGGAGAAGGTGAAGCAAACTTATTAGTGTTATTAGATGAAATTGAAAATGGAATAACGCACGACGGTCCCAAAATTCTAGACCAACCTGAAGACCAGCGTATCAATATTAACGGCTTACCGATGCCAGACTATGAAAGTATTGACTTTAGTCAATATGAATTGCCCAATGGCGTTAACACAGAAATTAGCAGAGGATGTACAGCTAAATGTACATTCTGTGAAGAAACACACTTTTGGAAATATCGTCAACGTCAAGCAGTTGATTTGATTTCTGAGATTGAATGGCTTTACTATAATAAAGGAACTGATGTTATTTGGTTCATTGATAGCTTAGTGAACGGTAACTTGAAAGAACTCAGAGCATTTGTTAAAGCAGTTGCAGCTAAAGACTTGAAAATTAAATGGACAGGATATGCCCGTTGCGATGGTCGCATGGACTTAGAATACATGAAAGATTTAGCTGCCGGTGGTTGTATTATGTTTAATTACGGAATAGAATCTGGTAGTCAAAAAGTTTTAGACGATATGGACAAAGGTGTTACTATTGCTGAGATGGAACAGAACTTTATCGACGGCAAGAAAGTTGGTATATGGGCAGCCACTAATTGGATCGTTGGATTCCCTACAGAAGATTTTCAAGACTATGCTGATAGTATGACATTGTTATGGCGTATGCGTAACAACAATATCAACAATGCAGGATTAGGGGTAGGCTACGGATTAGGGCCAGAAACTATCGTAGGACAGAATCCCCACAAGTTTAATATCAGTTGGCAGAAGTATCAAGGTCATTGGATTACTAATGACTTTAAAATGGGCGGCACACATGTTATGACCCGCGTAAAAACTTTTCATATGTTTGCTGACTTTTTGAAAGGGTGTACTGAAGTACCAATTGGATATCCAGTTAGATTTAGTTTAGCTAAAGAACATTACGTTATTGAACTGAATGATCCTAACTGTATAAAAGAAATTGAATACGAAAAATTTGACTATAATATAATCAAAGCAGATATCAATCCTTTTGCTGATACATTAGTAAATGAGATGTGGCCATTCTTTAGAATGCTGTGGAAGACACGGGGAGGATACAAAGCTGAAGTACGTTTCAATCCTAATATAGACTTAAAAGAATTTGGTAGTCAATTTGGACCCGGTATGTATTATGCAGTATACAAGTTTAATATCACTGATGATGGTAAATGGGATGCTGACTTTGATATTATCTTTAATCAAGTAGACAATAATTTTGATGATCGTAAACCTCCCCCAATGGGACGCAAGGGTCCATTCTACGCACAAGATTATAGTAGATTACAAAGCAATACTAGTAAACGTGCTAGAAAATTAGCTAGACCATCATGGGATGTCAACGAAGGTCGTAGTGGGCAAGATTTTACTGACTTACTAGAAGAAGAAAAAATATTAAACGAAACAATTGATTTCTCATTCAAATTGCATTGGGTAAATTCAGGTGATTGGGGGAATTATACTGACTATGAAGTAAAAGTAAGTGATACTACATCGGTAGTTATTCCTGAAAAAGAAGCAATGACTGCAAAAGAGTTTGTGTCAATAAATATATCATCCATTAAGAAACATGAACAACGTAGTTGAATTTGAATCCGTTATAAAAACATTTTACAATGCACCATATGCTGTAGCAGTTGATTGCTGTACTCATGCAATTGAATTGTGTTTAAGACTATTACGACCTGAATGGGTTTCGTGCCCAAAACACACGTATTTGAGTGTACCTATGACATTTAAGAAACTAAACATAGTTTGGACATTCAATGATGAAAAATGGAATGATTATTATCACATAGCCAACACAAATATTATTGACGCAGCGGTATATTGGAAAAAAGATGGATATATTCAAAATTCAATGATGTGTTTAAGTTTTCAATATAAGAAACATTTGAACATTGGACGAGGTGGAATGATATTGTTAGACAACGAAGAACAATATAAACAACTTAAAAAAATGAGATATGATGGAAGAACAGATGACAAACCTTGGGCACAACAAGATGTAGACACAATAGGTTATCATTATTATATGACACCCGAAAATGCAGATATTGGATTACAAAGATTTGATGAAGTTTTTTTTAAGCAGCCTAAAAATTGGTCATATATAGATTATCCGAATTTAAAGAAAATGAGTGTATTTAATGTTAAGTAAGAATGAATGGGACCCGTTAAAAGCAGTTATTTTGGGCATTGCAGATGATGCTCAGATTCCTCTCATGGATACTAGTTTGCGTTGTGTAAACTATGCTGATCGTGAAAAATCATATACGATACCTCACGGAAAATACCCCAAACAAGTTATAGATGAGGCAAACGAAGATTTACACACGTTTGAATCATTTTTGATTAAAGCAGGGGTTAAAGTATATCGCCCTGATTTTAAATGTATTCCAAATTACTATAACTATTGTCCTAGAGACACTGTGTTAGTACATGATAATTTGATTCTTGCTACTCCAAATCCATTGAGAGCAAGAGAGTTTGAATATAAAGCAATGGAAGATATATTAACACTATACAGTGAAGTAACTACAATTGATATTAAACGGGGTAATGATTTATACAACACAAATTGCATAGGTGACCCTGACATACTTGCATTGAATGAAAACGAACCTGCGTTTGACGCAGCAAACATATTACGTGACAATGAAAACCTTTACTATTTAGTAAGTAATAGTGGTAATAAGAAGGGTGCAGAACGACTACAAGAGTTACATCCCAATAAGAAAGTATGGACTATTGAAGGTGTATACAGTTATATGCATTTAGATAGCACAATTGCGTTACTGCGTGAAGGATTGATGTTGTTGAACCCTGCACGTATTAAGAGTATAGATCAATTGCCTAAACCATTACAAAATTGGGATGTTATTTGGTGTCCCGAACCAGTTGATATTGGGCATTACCCCGGCTACTGTAATTCTAGCACATGGGTTAATATGAATTTGCTAAGTATTAACCCCGGGCTAGTGGTGTTAGAAATGCATCAAACTAATTTACGCAAAGAGTTAGAGAAACATAAAATAGAAGCTGCCATGTTACCAATGCGTCATGCTAGAACATTAGGAGGTTGTTTTCATTGCGTAACATTAGATATATTGAGGGATCACACATGAGACAAAAATGGGCTAGAGGACATATTGGTCCTTTCTGGGATAAAACAATGTTTAATAACTTGCCTTTTGTTAGGCAACCTGTGTTACAATCTGAAATAGACAAGTGGACCGAACTTGGATATAATAATGTAAAAAATTTCACAGGTACATTATACGATAACAAAAATCCAATGCCCGAATGGGTAATTAATTTAGGTAACTTGTTTGATTTATCTAATCAAACATATACGATTTACAAAATGGAAACATTAGAAATAATGCCCACGCATGTAGATCATTTCAGTACTTACATGAGATTGTTTGGAGCTGAATACAAAGATATCCGTAGAGTGTTGGTTATGTTAGAAGATTGGAAACCTGGGCATTATTTAGAGATTGACGGAGTTGGAATTACTAGTTGGATAGCAGGAGATTGGTTCATATGGGACAGTGATGTTCCGCATGCGGCTAGTAATATAGGTATAGAAGATAGATATACACTACAAATAACTGGAACATTAATTAGTGCGAAAAAAAGCATGTCGGACCTTCATTGGTTCAATATACCCAACATGCCAGAGAAGTTTGAAACATCTAGATTCCCCCACACCAAAGTAATAAAAGATAAATTTGTTGACGATACTCCTACTTACTTGTATATGTTAAATGGTAGAATCACTGAACTAGAAGAAATTCAACACGATGATGAAACTATCAATAAGTTAAACGAAACTGGTATTCATATTTATTTAAATGAGCCATTGTGTAGTTACCACGTTGATGCAGAGGATTTGGTCTATGAAGGTCGAGTAGGTTCAAAACATAATATGATGTTTTACAGTGAGTTTGGTGAGCATATTAATCCATTCGAACTGAGAGCAGATGAGTTAGATAGTATTTTGATATATGCTAACAACAATAGATTAACTAATATTAAAGTTCACACCGGGGATTATACGGTCGAACCTTACTATCCTGAATACACTTCTAGAATAAAATTATTAACTGACGATATATTCATAAAGTCGCAGTTTAACTTACGCCGTGTAGAAAAAGTTCATCTAACTCCTAATTTTAATAAAAAGTTCATCTGTTTAAATTGGCGTTATACTAGACATAGATTTATGACAGCAGCATTTTTAGCTCAAAAAAGTACATACATGACTTGGTATTTTAAAGCTGGTTGCACTATAATGAATCATGGCCCGTGGTTAAACTTTTTTTCTAAATGGGCTGAAGACTATCCAGAATATCAAACTGCTATAATGAAAGGTGTTATTCACTTGAATAATAACACACCTTTGAATTTAGATTTGAATATAAAAAATCCTACTATAATAACGCATCATTATTTTGGAAAATTTTATCCAGACAACACGTTATTAAATGACATCATAAAACCTGGTAAAACTAACTATGATAATCTAAAAAAGTTTTATTCTGATGTGTTTGTTGATATTGTTACTGAATCAAGATTTGCACAGCCGACTGCTAACTATAGTGAAAAAGCACTACAACCTATATTTTATAAGAAACCTTTCATTATGGTAGGTCCTCCTAAAACACTAGAGTATATGAGAAGCATGGGATTTAAAACGTTTGGTGATTTTTGGGATGAGTCATATGATGATTGTCATAATCATGAAGATAGGTTAGCCATGATATTTAAGATTATACAACAGATAGACGAAAAATCAATAGACGAACTAAGAGCAATGTATAATGAAATGGCGTATATATTAGAACACAACTTTGATATTGCTAATTCTATTATACCTACTGTGAGTGAATACGCATAATGAAAAAATTAATGCTAATTGCAGGATGTAGTCATACATCCGGATCTGAAATAAACGGTGAAGAAGATTCTCCTTATAACAGACAGAAATCATACGGTAATCAACTTGCTGAAATAATGGGATACACTCCTATAAATATCGCAGAACCAGGATCAACAAACACCACTATAGCACGTAGTATATTGCAATGGTTTAGTGAAAAATATAATCCAAACGAAATGGAAGTGTTTGTTTCAGTGGGTTGGACTGAAAGCACTAGAATGGAAATTCCATGGCATAGACCTACTTGGTACGCTGCACATTGTCCATACGGCGATTATGCAGCTACAACCAGTACTGATTATTTAAGAATTAATTCAGGATGGCCTGGCGCAGACCCTGAAGAAAAAGTGATAGTACCTGAATTTCAACGTTTTATGGCAAGTAATGAAAAATATTTAGAAATACTAAGTGCTAACACTGTACTACAAATTCAATATTTTCTAAAATCTAAAAATGTTGATTATGTGATGTGTAACACAATGCATGTATTTTATCCAAGAGACAGGCATACTAGTTTTTATATGGAACAAATGGATTTGTCAAAGTATTATAACATGGAAAATTCAAGTCAATCATTTTATAGTAAGTATAAACAATTAGGTTTTGTAAATACAAAAGCAAAGTATTGGCATCACGATGAAGGTCCACATCGTTTATATGCAGAAGAACTTTCCGATTTCATAAAGGCTAATCATGTTCATAATTGATTTTTTCAAAACTATCTATTATAAAATTTCTCGTGAATACAAGTATCGTAAACGTTTGAAAGAATTGCGTAAGCGTGATCCATTTATCTACAAATGAATTACATAGGCATATCTGCTGGATTCCATGACGCTGCTGTTAGTGTAGTTGATGACCTTGGTAACATTTTGTTTGCTGGTCATAGCGAACGCTATAGTAAGATTAAGCACGACAAGAATATATGTGAAGAATTATTAATTGATGCCCTAAAACATATCAATTCAGAATACTTACAATATCATTATTATGAACGCCCTTGGCTAAAATCATTGCGTCAATTACGTAGTGGTGAAGGATTTAATTGGCCGTCATGGGAAAAGATTTTAGGTTCCGCTTACGACCAAATGGGCACACCCAAAATACATACTCATAGTCACCATCAATGTCATGCCGCAGCAGGCTTTCAAACAAGTCCTTATCAAGATGCTACTGTTGTAGTAATTGATGCCATAGGAGAGTTTGATACTATTACTATATGGGATGCATGGTATGACAATGAAGGTAACGCAAAATATAAAAAATTATGGAGTTTAAAGTACCCGGATAGCATTGGACTATTCTATTCAGCAATGACTAAACGAGTTGGATTGCGTCCACTCGATGAAGAATACATTCTAATGGGTATGGCAGCATACGGAGAACCCAATCATATTGCTGATATGATCAATGATTTAGTAGATAGAAAAGATATATTAACCTTTAAGCAGAATCTACACACTGGTGTTAGTGAAGATTTCTTAAAAGATGCTGATATAATGGACATTGCTAGTAGCAGCCAACATTTGGTTGAATACATGATTACTAGAGTAATAAATAAAGCTAGAACAATGGGTCGCAGTAGAAATTTAGTATACGGCGGTGGGGTAGCATTGAACTGTTTAGCAAACAGATTGCTAGGGAACTTTTATGAAAATATTTGGATCATGCCTAACCCAGGTGATGCTGGCAATAGCCTCGGTGCGGCGTGTCTTGGGTACAATAGTAGAGTTAATTGGACTGATGCTTATCTTGGTCATAACATTCCTAGCAAGTATCCTGTTAACGGTTTACTTGATGTGTTACTTACTGATAGCATTGTGGGTGTCGCATCAGGACGAGCAGAGTTCGGCCCGAGAGCATTGGGAAACCGTAGTCTCCTTGCAGACCCAAGAGGCAATGAGATAAAAGATAAAGTAAATGAAATCAAACGCAGACAAAAATTTCGACCTTTTGCTCCGGTCATTCTTGAGGAGTATGCTCATCAGTATTTTGATATGCCTAAGCACTGGGATAATAGTAGGTATATGCAAGTCATCAGCCGTTGTAGGTCTCCTGAGTTATTTCCTGCTATTGTTCACTATGACTGGACTAGCCGTGTTCAGACTGTGCCGAAAGATGGATCAGGAATTAGAGAACTGTTAGAGAAATGGTATGTAATGACTGAATGTCCAATGTTATTGAATACTAGTTTAAACATACGCGGCGAGCCAATGGTGAACAATCGTGATGATGCTGACAGATTCGAAAAACTGTACGGGGTAAAAGTTTTGTCATAAGTAGATACATGCGAGATGTATTTTATTACGGTAATAAACCCAACGTTCACCCAAGAGAAAAATTTGCAACTTCAATAGAAGATGCTAGACAACAATGCACCACTGAACATTTTTGGATAATCAACGAATTTTGTGATTATCGAAATTTTGATTGGGAATGGGAATTTGATTTCTTACCTGACCATGAAGTTTGGGCAGAAGAACACAATAATGTATGGCCTAGTGTTCATCAAAAAGATAGTGGTACATGGTTGTGTCCACAAACAAAAAGTGAAATAATAATATATCGTGCTGATGTTGAACCATTACCTAGAAAAAAAATAATTTCTAATGAATGGAAATTTATAGATAAAGTAGATACAACTAAATTTGACTTTAGCTGGCACCCTGACCCTTCATCACCTCCATACGTATATGTATGGGGAAATAAATGGAATCCAGTAGAATTGCAACCGGCACTAGAGTATCATACTCCTAATGCTACTACTAGAAAATATATAGATCAAGTAGTTGAATTGTTACCTAATGAGTATTTTGTAGAAATACAACCAATTGACAAGTCTAAGTTTGACATGACTTGGAGACCCAATCCACTCGATCCTCCCTTCATTTACAAGTGGGGAAATAAATTTAATCCAGTTGAAATGGAAACTGCATTAGAATATCATGCGCCCGGCGCAACTGAAGTAAAATACATGAAAACTCCTATTGAGATTATCACGCAATGGGACAGTTGGGAAAACGTTGAAAATATAGATAAAGAAAGTTTTGATTGGACATGGAGACCTGACCCAAGAGAACCTCCCTTCATATATCATTTTGGTACTCAATGGCAAAAGACAAATGGTCCTAAATACACAGTTAAAGGCGCCACTAAAATTAAGTATATAAGCGAAATAAAAGCTAAAATAATGCCTAATAGAGAAAATTGGACCGTTCCTGATAATATAGATGTTACTGGATTTGACTTTAGCTGGCATCCCGATGCAACGAGTCCTCCTTACACATATAGATTTCCTACTCAATGGGCGATGAGTGGTGGACCTACTTACACAGTACCAGGCGCTACTGAAGTAAAATATGTTGACGTAATAAAAGCAAAAGCATTACCCGATAAAACCAATTGGGATGTACCATCTTATATTGATAGTGACAGTTTTGACTTTAGCTGGCATCCATATATAGAAGATGAACCATTCATATATCAGTTTGGTACTCAATGGCAAAAGACAGGTGGTCCTCAGTATGTGCATCCTAACATACCTAGAATGGCATCAGGTAAGCCTATTGGTCAAGTAAAATACATTGATACACGTATTATAAAAGCAAAACGCTTACCTAGTAAAAAAGGATTCATGCCACCTGAAAACTTTAAAGAAATAGTAGACTTTGATTATTCATGGCACCCAGACGATACAGAACCACCATACATATATCATTTTGGTACACAGCATCAAAAGACAGGTGGACCAAGATACTTTGTTGAAGGTGCGACTGAAATAAAATATGTAGATAAACCAAGAGCCGCAGTTCTTCCAAAAGATAATACTATCAATTGGGAAATACCAAATAACATAGATGTTAGTGAGTTTGATTTTAGTTGGCACCCTGATGAGAGAGATGAACCATATATCTATCAATTTGGCACACAACATCAAAAGACAGGTGGACCAAAGTACATTGTCCCTAAAGCTACTGAAATAAAATATGTAGAAAATTCAAAAGCAAAAAGTTTATCTAATAAAGAAAATTGGGTTATGCCAGATGATTTAGATATTGCAGACTTTGATTTTAGTTGGCACCCTGACGATACAGAAGAACCTTTCTTGTATCATTTTGGTACACAATGGTCAGAACATGGAGGACCTACGTATGTAAGACCGGGTGCAATTGTCGGTGTAACTGCCACTAAGTATATTAATCCTAGAGTACTCAAGGCGACTGTAGCGCCTGATAAAAAGTATTGGATAATACCAGATGATATAGACAGCGATAGTTTTGACTTTAGCTGGCATCCTCATCCAAATAGTCCACCGTTCATATATCAATTTGGTACACAGTGGCAAAAGACAGGTGGACCTCAGTATATACATCCTGATATAACTAAAACGGCAACAGGAAAACCCAATGGTCAAATTAGTTATGTTGATACACGAGTTCTCTCATCTACTAAACTGCCATTAAAAACATATTGGGTGATTCCTGATAATATTGATGTTAGTGAATTTGATTTTAGTTGGCATCCTGATGACACAAGTCCACCTACTACCTATCAGTTTGGTACATTATTAGATAAAGAAGATGGTCCTAAATATGTTCATCCTAACACTATGGATGATGTAGTTGTATATCTAGAAAGAATCGCACCTAAGCAAGTTATAGTAGAGACAGTAGTTCATACTGATTTTCCTAAATATATCGTAACTACCACACTTGAAGATTTGATTGAAGAACATTCTAACGAATTGTTTTGGGCATTAAATCCTGATTTAGACTATAGTGAGTTTGATTTTAATTGGAGACCTAGTATTGAACAGTCGCAATATCTACATGCGTTTGGCTCACCTGAGAATATCAATACTCAAACATACTTTGTTAATGCAGCAGCATGGTTAAAAGGATTTAAAGATATCAATTATGTTGAAGATAAAACACTCAATGTAAAAGTTAATATTGATATGTTCTTTGTTGACAGAAGCAATAATGAATCACAGTCACGGTTTGAAAAACTAAAGAATAAATTCCCTAACATACAAAAAACTCGCTACTTAAATAGTTGGGTAGAAACTATCAATCGTTGTATTAATCGTGCTAGTAGTAATTTGTGTTGGATATTGAATAGTGAGTTAGACTATAGTGATTTTGATTTCAACTATTATCCTAATCCATGGCAGATGAAAATGGTACATGTGTTTGGTACTCAATGGAGTCACTGGGGCACTACCTATATGGTTAACCGAGATACGTTTGCTGATGATACAAAATTCATAAAGATAATTGAACATCTTTCTAATCTTAACTTTGTTAAGGATAGGAGAGCAAAGGCAACTAATATTCTATATGATACTATCTACATAGACCATGGCAATAAAGATATGTCTAGATTACAAAAAGAAGGAAAATTAGTAATAAAATATCAGAACAGTTATATCACTACATTCCAAAAGATGTTAGATATGCTACCTATTAAAAAAGAACATTATGTATGGGTAGTTAGTTCTATATGTGATTATGCCGAATTTGATTTTACTTATATATGCGATCCTTTTGCAAAAGATCAATTGCATGTTTTCCCTAGTGATAGACAAAAATTTGGTGATACGTTCTTAGTTGATGTTAACAAATTACGTGAACTAATTGAAGATATGAACTCATTAGAAGATTACGTAAAAATTAACTATAATCAAAATCAACGTGTAACTAGACTTACTCCACCTGTTATAGTTACTGAAGGGGATACACATTTATCTAGCATAAACACAGAGTTTAATTTTCCTTATGCAGTATTTGTTACAGAAGATAATAGAAATATAAATGTAGTTGACAGTGAACCAATGAGTTTATGGAGTCCTGAATCTAAAAACATTCAAGTAACCAGTATAGGTGGAACACGAATTGTGGTACCCAAAGAAGCTAAAGATTTCATAGAGACACAGTTATATGATTATCCTTACATTAAATCTAATAATAGATTATCGCAATCAATTCCATTGGACATTGTATTCTTTAGTAACGGTGAAGGTGCAGCAGATAAAAATTATGCACATTTATTAGAGATAACAAAAGGATTACCAAACAGACTAACAAGAGTAGATGGGGTGCAAGGTAGAGTAAACAGTCAACATGCGGCTGCTAATGCTAGTAAAACATCATGGTACTTCTTAGTTAATGGGAAACTGAAAGTAAGTCAAAAATTTGACTTCAATTGGCAACCCGATAGATTACAATTACCTAAGCATTATATATTTCAAGCTACTAATCCAGTCAATGGATTAAAGTATGGACATCAAGCTATTGTTGCTAATAACAAACGATTGACTTTAGAAAATTATGGTAGCGGATTAGATTTTACTATGGATAGTGACCATGAGATTGTCAAAATAAACAGTGGTATGGCAATATTCAATACTAGTGAATGGGACACATGGCGTACTGCGTTCCGTGAATGCATTAAACTTAAAGCATCGGGCACTGAAGAAAATAAAGAACGATTAGAATTTTGGTTAACAGTTGCTATGGGTGACTTTGCCCAATATAGTATCGAAGGTGCTCAAGATGCTGTAGAATACTATGAAGAAGTTAATGGTGACTTTAATAAACTAAGATTAAGCTATGACTGGGCTTGGTTAAAAACTTACTATGAGACTAAATATACGTTATGATAGTTAAACTTGCAAACAAAATTGGACAAGCACATGGAAAGTTTTTCATGTGGTTAGGACACAAAGCCGAAACTAATCCATGGTGGGCGGTCGCATTGACTGTCTGGGCATTGTATGAAATTGGTGAACATATTGCAGGGCCAGTAATGGCAATCATGTATGCTACGGGTCATCTAGTTATTCAATAATGTATCGCTATAAAGTTTGGGTTAGGTTAAATCAAACACAGACCGCCGATGTAACTATCAATGCGGATAATGATTTACAGGCTAAGATGTTAGCAGAAGCTATATATGGTGTAGGTATGGTATTAAACTATACTCGCATTGACTAATGAATGTAGAAAAAGAAACCATTTATCATTTCACTTGTACTGAGTGTAAAGGGTGGTTTAGTATCGCTACTATGGAAGCGTGGAAACCAAAAAAGTTATACTGTCCACATTGCGGCAAATTATCTGAGGAGATTGTATGTTTATTGGGTTAATGGGTGTTGACAATGATGGTAAGACCATGTATACTCCTGATGGTACAAAGATATTTTTCACATTGCCATGGGGACTAGCGTGGAAAGTACAAGAGATACAACATTGGATCGCTAAGAAGACCTGGAGGTAATATATGAGACAAGTAGTAATAGATGAATTAACAGAAAGAATAAAAAACTTTGAAAAAGTGGCAAAACCGCGTGATGTGGGAACCGGTATGACTGGTTCTTTTAACATGTTTAATTATACCATTCAAAGTGGAACTGCCATGACACAGGAAGAATTTGATTCATGTACATATGACGATTGGTTACGAGAAGAACATATTCGTGTGTATAAAAAAGTCAATAACCTTCTTGGATGATAGACTAAATATAAGTTATTGCTGTATGAAGCAAAGAGAAAAGTGTTCTGGACGCGGGTTCGACTCCCGCCAGGTCCACCATAAAGTATTTTATTAGCTCAGTTGTGTAGAGCGTCCGCAGAATTCTAGATAAGCGGTTGGTCGTTGGTTCGAGGCCAACATAGAATACTTTATAATGGGCCTGCCCTGGTTTCGACAGAGCAAAGAGTAACAGAGTGGACAGCACGGTAGGCGATGACCGTTAATCAAGCAAATTTCATAACTGCAAACGATGAGTTATATTCTTTAGCCGCTTGAGGCTAAGGTGCAGTAGGACTTACTGTATAAAAGAAACAACCAGAACCCGCTTCGGCGGGTTTCTTATTAGTAGTAACACTAATAAAGATTCATACTTTTCACTATGTTATTTAGGTAATGGCAACATATATAAACGATATATACAATGTCAATTTGATATAGGAGAACAATTATGAAATGGACTACACCTCAAGCAAATGATATGCGTTTTGGTTTTGAAATTACCATGTATATTGCTAATCGTTAATTCACATATTAACCAAAAAGGTTGCTTCGGCAACCTTTTTTAATATATACTTAATACAACTAAGGAGTATTTTATGAAAAAGTTAATAACATCGGCAATACTAATCATGTCTTTGACTACTGCATATGCAGTTGACCCCAAAGCACTAGCACAAAGTAAAAGTTGTTTAGCTTGTCACGCAATTGATTCTAAGCTAGTTGGACCAGCATATAAAGATGTTGCTGCAAAATATAAAAACGATCCGCTTGCTGAAGATAGATTGAGTAAAAAAATTATGTCAGGTGGTGGTGGAGTTTGGGGAACAATGCCCATGCCAGCTAATAGTCAAGTTAATCCAAATGAAGCAAAAATTCTAGCAAAATGGATTTTAAGCATAAAATAACTATCAAGTAGTATACATTGCGTATATACTAAGTAGTTTTTACTTGAATAGATAATTTATTTGACACTATTCAACAGACTAAATATTAATCTAACCCCAAAAGGGTTTATAACTAAAGGAAATATAATATGAAGAAAATTGCAATATCTGCATTACTAGTTGGTCTTATGGGAATGGCTCAGGCTGACGTTAGTATTTACGGAAAAGTCCGTGAATATCAAGAATCTTACACGCTTGGAACTGCATCTGCATTAACTCGCCTGACTAATGATTCAAGTCGGTTTGGTATCAAGGCTAACCAAGATGTTGGTAGCGGCATGACTGTTAGTGGTGTTATTGAAACTGGCGTAGCAATGGATGCTCCTAGTGCTACTACATTAGGTGACCGTACTGCTATCGTTAGTTTAAGCAATAGCTTTGGTACATTAAGTGCTGGTCGTGATAAACACGCAGTTACAAAAGCATTGGATAACTTTGATGTACTAGAAAATACATACGGTACAATCGTAGGTTCTATCCACTCTGCACAAGGTTCTCGTGTACAGAACGCAGTATTTTTAACTACTGCACCAATGGCAGGATTTACTGGTACTTATCACATGGCTAACAGTGAAACAGCAGGTACTACTAATGTACAAGCCGGTAGTATTAACTATTCGCTTGGTGCATTAAGTGCTACTGTAGCAAAGTATGATGACAGCGTTTCTAGTACAAGTACTACTGCTGGTGTTAAGTACACTATAGCAAGCACAGGCACAACATTGTTTGGTTTGTACTCTGATGACAAAGTTTCAAATGTAAGCACGACAGGCAAGAGCATTGGTGTTCGTCAAGCTGTTTCTCCTCAATTAGCACTATTAGCTAACTATGGTGAAAACAGCAACGGCACTACTGGTAAAGCAGTTGGGGTAGCATATGCTATGAATAAGGCTTTGACATTCCATGCACGTTATAGCTACATTGATACAACAACCGATGTTACTCAATATGGCGTTGGTGTAGAATTCAATTTCTAATCTAATATTAGATTAACAAAAGGGCACTAGTTGCCCTTTTCTTATGGATGTAATATTTCTGTCATAATAATGTCACTAAATATTTGTGTAACACACAAGGAGATTACATGAAAAAACTGTTTACAACATTATTGGCAGTGATAGCATTCGCTGCATCAGCACAAGAAATTACGGGAGCCGGAGCAACATTTCCGGCTCCGTTGTATGCAAAGTGGGCAAGTGAATATAACAAGGCCACTAACATCAAGGTCAACTATCAATCAGTTGGTTCCGGCGCAGGTATCAAGCAAATTGAAGCAAAGACTGTAACATTTGGTGCAAGTGATATGCCACTTACAGATGATAAATTAAAAGAAATTGGACTATTTCAGTTCCCTACAGCAATCGGTGGAGTTGTTCCGGTGATCAATGTCAAAGGTATTGAGCCAGGTCAACTACGTTTGACTGGTGCAGTCATAGCTGAAATCTTTTTAGGCAAGATTGTTCGTTGGGATGATGCTGCTATCAAAGCATTAAACCCGTCACTAGCTTTACCTGATCAAGCCATCACAGTGGTTCGCCGTGCAGATGGAAGTGGTACAACATTCATCTGGACCAACTACTTGAGCAAAGTAAGCAAAGAGTTCAAAGACACCATTGGTGAAGGTACTGCGGTCAGTTGGAAAGTAGGCGCAGGCGGCAAAGGTAATGAAGGCGTTTCTGCTATGGTAAGACAACTTCCAGGAGCATTGGGCTATGTTGAATATGCTTATGTAAAACAAGCCAAGATGAACTGGGTCAATGTGCAAAACAGTGCAGGTAATTGGGTAGCACCTACAGAAGATGCATTCAAAGCAGCCGCTGCTAATGCTGATTGGAACAAGAGTTACTATCAGATATTGACTAATCAAGCAGGCAAAGAAGCATGGCCAATATCAGGTGCTACATTCATTCTTGTTTATATCAAACCAGGTGATGTAGTTGCATCTAAAACTGCTATGACATTCTTTGATTGGGCATTTAGCAATGGTGACAAATCAGCAGATGATTTAGACTATGTGGCACTTCCGCCAGCAGTCAAAGCTAAGATTCGTGCAGATTGGAAACAATTAGGCTTGTTTTAAACCGACCTCAAAATAGAGAGGAGGCTGGAACTCGTAACCAGCACTAAGGGCCGAAAGGCTCTTTTTTATTAAATATAATAAGAGTGAGAACAAAAATGTATGAAAACTTACCGATCAATATTCGTATCAGATGTACATCTTGGTACGAAAGATAGTCAAGCTGAAAAATTAAATAACTTTTTAAAACACAATTCATGTGACACATTATACTTAGTAGGAGATATAATTGATGCTTGGAAAATACAACAAAACAAATGGCGATGGAAACAAAGCCACACTAATGTGGTCCGTCGTGTTCTCGGTCATGCTAAACGCGGCACTCGTGTTGTTTATATTGCAGGTAATCACGATGAATTTTTAAGACCTATGTTACCTTATGGGTTCAGTTTTGGACTTGTTGAGATACATAATCAAATAGAGCATATAGGTGCAGATGGCAAACATTATCTTGTAGTACACGGAGACTTGTTTGACGGTATAACCAGATTAGCACCCTGGATAAGTTTTTTAGGAGACAGAGCATATGATTTCATTTTATCGCTTAATAGCAGATTTAATTGGGTGCGCCATCGCTTTGGTTTTGGGTACTTTAGTCTTAGTCAATATCTCAAAGCAAGAGTAAAGAAAGCTGTAGACTTTATATTCCACTTTGAAAAGAACCTTGCTGACTATTGCAAGAAGCGTGGGTTTGATGGTGTAATCTGTGGACACATTCACCATGCTGAGATTAAAAATATAGACGGTATAGCTTATATGAATGACGGTGATTGGGTCGAAAGTTGCACAGCACTAGTAGAACACCATGATGGTCGTTGGGAAATTATAATTTGGACAAAGGAGAAAGACAATGCTATTCAGTGATAAAATCACTATCGTAATTCCTTGTAAGAATGAGGAAAACTATATTCCTTACCTGTTGACACATTTACAAAATCAAATGATAGGTAGTACTAGAATCATCATTGCAGATTGTTCAACAGATAACACCCGAGAAGTTATACATGCTACTAAAGGCAATTTGAATATAGAAATCATAGATGGTGGCCCTGTATCAGTTGCCAAGAATAATGGAGCACGATTAGCTACTACTCCATACATATTATTCATTGACGCTGATGTACGCTTCTTCAAGGATACTGTTATCCGTGATGCAGTTAATGATATTGAATCTAAAAACTTAGATTTAATTGGGTTAAACATCAAATGTTATGATAATGACAAGAGAGCAATGCTTGGATTTATGATTTTCAATGGGATCAATCATATATTAAAATTTATCTCTCCATTTGCAGTAGGTGCATTCATGCTAACTCGCAGAGATAAGTTTATAGAGTATGGTGGATTTCCTGAACAATTTTCAACATCAGAGGACTATTTTTTATCTAGGAAATATAACCCTAAGAAGTTTAAAATCGTAAAACACTATTTTGGACAAGATAGTCGTAGATTTAAAAAGATGGGATATTTAGGTATGACCAAATATCTTGTTAAGAACTTTATTAACCGTAACAATAAACAATATTGGGACAGTTTAGACTCAAGCAAATATTGGAATTAGCGTTTCATTAAATCGTTAGTAAAGTCTAACAATAATTCATGCTGGGCACCGCCGTGCCACTTGCCCTTCATGTAACTATAGCTATCATACCAGAACTGTTCACTTTCAGGATGGCAACCAATCAGTCCTATGCGCTTTTGATAGATGGCCATTGCATCACCATTTGCGTATGTAGCAACTGTTTTGAATTTATGTCTGTTACCAACTAGTGAGCATCCGTCATAGAAGAACATGTTCATGGGTTCATCTTTCCATGTTATAGCTAAATTTTTAGCATGTGGTCTGCGTGTATCAGTATTAGGCTGCTTGATATACTGTACCGCATCAACTTCATCCAGTACATTCAAGTAATGACTGCCTGCCCAATATGCGCCCATACAGATACCTAAGTATCTACCGCCACCATGGATGAAATCTTTTACTCGTTTTCCGTTGTTTTTAAAAAGTTGCTTGAATGTGTCACTATCACCTATCCCTCCTGGAATAGCAATCATATCTACCCCATCAAAAAAATCGTATTCTAATCTGTTTTTACTAAAGATTTTGAAGTTATAATATTCACTTAAAGCCTTCATCATCCCGTTTCCTGATTGGACGGAGCATTTTGGGTCGTACAAGAATAATGCGATTGTGGGTTTCACAATCTTATTTATAGTTGGGAAAAACTATTGACATAAATACCTATAGGG